CCGATCGGTATCCGATCGGTAGCTTTTGGGCCTACCGATCGGCGCCAACTTCTTGGTCTCTCTCACCTTTTCTCTCTTCCGATCGATCCGATCAGAAGAAAGAGGAAAAAAACCTCCAGAGAGGTCCGGCAGAGCAAGAAAGCGCGCGCGGGAGACTTTATGGAAATGACCGATCGGACCGATCGGACCGATCGGCGCCCGGACAAGTAGCTGTCTCGACTGGGGGCGCCCATGCGTAAGGTCGCCAACGTCGACGGCAATCAGCCCGCCATCGTCGAGGCCCTGCGCAAGGTAGGTGCGCTCGTTCAACACCTCCACCAGGTCGGCGGCGGCTGTCCGGACCTGCTCGTCGGCTTCCGTCGCCGCATCTTCGTGCTCGAGGTGAAGAACGGCGCCGGCGAGCTCACCGACGAGCAGGTTGAGTGGCACCGCCTCTGGAACACCCTCCCGGTCGCCATCGTCCGCACCCCGCTCGAGGCCCTCCAGGCCATCGGCGCAATCAGGAGAACCGCATGAGCGACTTCGCCGTCAGCAGCTTCTGGAACTACGTCCGGCCGGGCGACTGGCGCACCTGCGACGAGTGCGGCGTCACCCAGCGGACCGCGGCGCTCGAGCGCGTGTTGCTCCACGCGAAGAAGCTCGACCGCTGCAAGGACAAGGTGAACTGCGCCCGCTGGAAGGCGCAGCTTGCGAAGGAGCGCTCGAAGTGAACCCTCTCGCTGTCATCGCAGGCCACGCGCAGTGGTGCGTCGTCCAAGGCGACTCGCGCAAGATCCTGCCTCGCTTCCCCGACAAAAGCGTGCAGCACGTCATCACGGACCCGCCGTACCGCCGCGCGCTCTACGAAGGCTTCCGGACGAACAGCTACATCCGCTCGAGCACCATGACCAAGACGGGCAAGCGCGTGCCGTCGACGAACTACATGGCGCTGGCGAGCCAGAAGATCGGCGCCCTCGAAGACGTACTGCACCAGGTCGCGCCCGAGTGCCTCCGGCTGTCCTCGCGCTGGCTGGTCGTCTTTCACGACGCCGAGAGCGGGCACCTGTGGCGTGAGCAGCTCGGTGAGACGTACGTGCGCAGCGGTGTCTGGGTGAAGACGAACCCGGTGCCGCAGATCAGCGGTGATCGGCCAGGCCAGGGCTTCGAGGCCATCACCATCGGACACGCCACCGGCCGAATGCGATGGAACGGCGGCGGCAAGGCGGCGGTCTGGCGGCACACCGCCGTGCAGGGCAACCGCATCGAGCGCCGCGGCAACCCTCACCCATGCCCGAAACCGGTGTCACTGATGCTCGACCTCGTCGAGCAGTTCACGGACCCCGGCGACCTGGTGCTCGACCCCTTCGCCGGCTCAGGCTCTACCGGCGTCGCGTGCGTGAAGCTCGGCCGGCGCTTCATCGGCATCGAGTTCGACCGGCAGTTCGCCAGCGTCGCGCGCCGGCGCATCCGGGACGCTTTCCGAACGTCCGGAATCCGCTGGAGGGCAGCGTGAACCACCCCGTGGACAACCGAAGGCCCTCAGAACAGGCCGCCCGCGCGCTGCTCGAGGCGGTGCGCGCCGAGCTGCTTCGCCGCTACGGCTCGCTGGACCTGTACCTGGGCGTCATCTGGGGTCGCAACGACAGCCAGATTCGCCGGGCCGACACGCGGTATCCGAACTAGCATCCGAAAGTGACCATACCTATGCGAAATCCGAACGAAGCCGTCGACCACCCGCCGCACTACTTCCCCGGCAAGCACGAGGTCATCGACGTCATCGAGGCGTGGGGCCTGGGCTTCAGCCTGGGCAACGCGGTGAAGTACATCGCGCGGCACGCGCTCAAGGGTGACCCGGTGGAGAACCTCCGCAAGGCGCGCTGGTACATCGACCGCCACCTCGCGAACCTGGGCGACGTCGCGCCGACGCCGGAGCGCCCGGTCGACGACGAACTGGCCCGCGCCCGGCTCGACCTGGCCGCCGCGCGTGAGCAGTACAATCACCTGCAGCAGCAGCTGACCGGATATCCCGGCCTGGCCGGCCACGCCGCGCAGCTCGAGACCGCCCTGAAGGAAGCCCGCGCCGAGCTCGACGGCGCCACGCAGGCCCTGGCCGCGGCGAAGACGGAGCGCGACGCCGCGCGCCGGGCGCTCGCCGAGGCACAGCACGAGGTCGAGGCGCTCAGGAAAGTCCGCGCCGTACCATTCTGACAAGGGAGAATCCAATGGGCACACCGACTGAAGCCGAGAAAAAACACCTGCTATCATACCGCCTGCACTTCCACCCAGAGGGGAAGGGGCGCCCCGAATCGCGCTGGGACAAGCTCTGCGGCTTCGCCCTGGTGACGCTGGCGCTGCGGGTGTCTGAGATGCAGCACGCCGTCGCGTCTCCCGTGGGGCCGGTGGCCGTGCCGACGCTCAACACCGAGATGCAGGCGTTCGACGGGCGCTTCCAGCTCAACGGCGGGCCGATGCCGCTGGGCGTCGATGAGACGCTCCACGCACTGGTGTCGGGGATTCACATCCTGGCCATGTCGCTGCCGACGACGGACCCGCGCAAGAAGTGGTGCGCCGACGTGGCCGAGATGTACGCGCTGTTCCAGGCGGCCGGGCAGAAGCAGGCGGCACCGCAGACTGCGGGGCAGGCATGAGCACCGACAAGAAGCCTCGTGGTGTGTCGTTCTGGGATTGCGACGCCAGCGTCATCTTGGGCGTCACGGTGTCCGACGAGCGCGAGGTGGTGATGATCACCCTGGCTGCGGAAGAGACGCAGCGCGTGGTGAACATCACGCTTGACGCAGCGCAGATCCGCCAGCTCGCCAAGGCGCTCGAGGACGCGGCCGACGACGCAGAGGGTGTGAGGCGATGACCATCGACGAAGCTGAGGCCATCGTGGCGGCCGAGAATGAGCGCGTGGCCCGCATCGAACAGGCTGCGGCGGTGCTCGAGTTCGAGCGACGGCGCAAGGCGTGCGGAGCGGGCAACCACTACGCCATCCACGATCCGCGCAGCGACGTGCCCTACTGCGGCTACTGCGGCGTGCCCTTGCCAACGAGGCGCCGGCGATGATCTTCCGCCCGATGTTCTCCATCGTTCAGGCAGCGGCGTTCCTGATCAGCGGATTGGCGCTGGGTTACTCCCTCGCCGTTTGGCGCGCGCCTCCGAATGATCTGCCACCCTGGCAGCGCATCACCGTCACGCAGCCGGCGTGCTGGTGCAACGAAGATGGCGGAACCGTCTCCGAGTCGTTCTTCGTGAAGTGCCACAAGGACGGCTTCGACACATGGGGCACGCTGTGATCGACTACCTGCGCGAGGACTTTGCATCGTCCAAGCCGAAGTTCCGCCTCAATGAAGGGCGCTGGGGCTTCGACATCTACTTCATGGAGACGTTGCGCCCCGGCGTGAGCCCGCTGCGCGTCGCCGGGCACTGGACGCCGCGGCCGAAGCCGGGCGAGGTGCTCGTCGACAAGGCCGGCAAGCGCTACGTCTTCGTCCAGGTTGAGTACTGCCAGGACCCGCGAGACATGTTCTTCGCAACCGTCACCCCGGAGACAAAATGACGCTGCTCAGGATTCATGCGGACGTTGCGCGCATCTTGAAGCCGCCGTTCGACGATGGCCGTCTTGTCGAGGTGGAGCTGAGCAACGAGCAAGTGGCCCAACTGGCGCGAGAGGCAGCGGCACTCGTCGGCACACAGCCAGACCAGGGACACGTCCTTGAGCGCGAACGCGATCGCCTGCGCGCGTTGCTCGACAAGGTCCACGCCGAGCTGCACGACGCCCTCAACGCCACGCCTCTTGACGCGCCCGACGGCACCGCGTCAGGGTTCGAGCACGAGTTGACCCGCCGTCTTCTCCAGAGGAGCCTCAAGCCATGAACAGCCGCGACCCCATCGAGCTTGCCAAGCAGCTCGGCCTCGACTTCGACACCGCGCACACGACGGACGGCAAGTACGTGCGGTTCACCTTCCGCGTTCCGCAGAGCAACGCCGGTCGACCGTCCCCCGCGACACCCGGCGCGCCTCCGCCCGTTGAAGGCGGCGTCGGGAACGTCATCGACCGCGACCTACGCAACGCGCCGAAGCAGCCGAAGGAGTTCCACGAGCACGTGGCGCGCATCACCCAGTGGCGCGAGAAGGTGAAGCCCTGGCTGTTTGTCGGCACGGTGGACACCGTCGCGGTGAAGATGAACCTCTTCACGCGGCAGACGGTCGGCAAGTACAACCTGCGCAACCGGCGACGCATCAAGAAGATCGCCAAGAGCGAAGAGGAGGCGCGCCGCATCGCGCAGACGCAGCCGACGCCGCACCAGGGCATCGTGGTGCTTGACTCCATCACCGAGCTGAAGGAGTTCAAGACGCGCGAGCTGCGCGACCGGCTCATCGCCCGGTGTGAGTTGCTGGGCAAGCCCTGGGACGGGAAGCCCACGCCGACCACGCCCGTCGAGGTGCCGCCGCTGTGGGCGCGCCTGGAGCGCTTCGCGCCGCACGCCGTCGCCGCGATGCTGTTGCTGACGTTGCTGGGTGTAGCTGTCTGGGCGTTTCAACCGTAGGAGGAGAACCGCAATGGAAGACCCGCTCTACCTGCCTCAGGTGGCTGTTGATCTGCTCAGCGTCTGCGAACGTCACGGCCTCGTGAAGGGCGAGAACCCTGTGGAGTGGCTGCGCAGGAAGTTGCTGAACCAGCGTCATGAAGAGAGCGCGGCGGCGCTTCGCAGCCGTCAAAATGAGGAGCTGGCGAACCTCTGGGGCAAACTGCAGGACATGCTCGCAGACGTCGGACGCTCTGTGATGTCGAACGACTCAGGGGCGGTGGAGATCATCCCCTGGCTGAAGGAGCGGCTGTGCGTGGCGAAGTTCCACGACATCAGTTGCTCGAAGGATCTCGGAACCTCCAAGCCGACACTCATCGGCGTGGCTGGCTGCACCTGCCGTGACTGCGAGATGGCCTCGACGCTCCTGAAGCGCCACGCTGCCGGAGAGCACGCGTCGGAGGGACTGGACGCGTACGTCACGAACCAGCGCGGGGAGTTGTTCCAGGGCAAGGCAGCGCTCGAGAGCGGGCCGGGCATCGCCAAGCTTCCGCATCAGCAGCCTGACAACTCCGTCCCGTTCCTGCTGGAGGACTTGGTCGGGGGTGACGTTCCATGAACCAGTCGGCGAGAGTAGAGCGCGACAGCCCACCTTTCAGGGCGTGAACGGGACTGGGCGCGCGAGCGTCCTGCTCGGTCGCGCCGTGACCACTCGCCGACATCAAGGCCCCGGTTGGAGTGGGGCCGCACTTTTGGAGAACCATGACGACCCCACGTGAGAAGGCCGAGACCCTGCTGAAAGACCGCGCTCTGGCGGTTGACTGGATAGCCCATCGCATGGAGCAGGAGGCGCGGCTGGAGGGAGCAAGGAAATCCACGCTGCTCGCCGAGAAACTCAAGGCCTGCGGCTACCACGTCACTCAGATTGGACAAGACCCAGCCGTCGGCGTGCCCAGGGACTTTCATGACGGTCGGCGCATGGGATGCAGTCGCGATGGCGGTTCCGTCTCGGATGCTGCCTTGGATCTGGTGAAGCGCCTGCGCGAAGCTGCCGAAGACCTGGAGTCGCTCGTCTATCAGGTGATCGACACATGACCCGGGCACAGCTCCTGGCGATACGAAAAGACCTCGACCTCCCAGAGGGGACCGGCCCCTTGTTCGCCACGGACAAGCAGGTCCTCGCCGTGCACCGTCGGATTCAACGCATCATGCGTGAGGCTGCGGCCCGTCGCGCGCCGCCCAGGAAGAAACGCTCATGACCGACGAAGAGTTGATCGCCGAGATGACCACGCGCGGGCTAACCGCACCGCCTGCGAACCTCATCGGCATCCACGACGTGACGCTGCGCGCAGAGTTCATGCGTCGCGGTCTTCTGCCTGTCGCCATCGAAGTGAAGGCAGAGGCCGAACGCCTGGGGCTGTTCAAGGACGAAGAGGAGCGCCGCAAGCGCGCGCTGGAGTGGAAGGAGCGCGAGCTGCGGCAGGCCTTCGCGGCGACGGAGCGCGAGTGGCTGCGGCAGAACGCTGAGGCGGTGCGCGACCGCGACGACTGGAAGCGGCGCTATCAGGAGTTGTCCGACCGCCGGCCGATGGGCTTCTTCGACGCTCTCCGCGCGCTGTGGGCGGCCGTGTGGCACAAGGCGGCGTCATGATCGTCTACGTCCGCCAGCAGTGGCCGGGCGAGGACGGCGTGCGCGAGGTCAACACCGACATGGGCGCCGTTCCGCGCGTCGGCGACCACGTAGGCACGCCCAGCGGCCATGGGCGCACGTTCGTCTCCGGCAAGGTCGCGTCGGTGGCCTGGAGCGTCTTCTCCGATCGCGGTGGCGGTTGCTACGCGGTCGTCTTCCTCGAGGACGGAGCCGTGTGGCTCCCCGGGGCGCCGTCATGAGAGACGCTCTCACGCAAGAGCAGTGGAACGCGTTTCACGCGCTGTGGTCGACGGCGGTGGGCACGCCTGGCTACGACAAGAAGAAGTGGCTCGAACTGGAGCGCGCGCTGCTGGGTGGGCGCCGCGCACCGAGCGAGCGCTTGACGACGTCGGGTACTTCGTGAAACCTTTGTAGCCGCATAACCACCGATGGATGGGCCGAGGGCGCGCCAGTACGGCGCCACCCGATGACGCGTTACCCGGAAGCGTGGGCAGCAGCACCGCCACCCCTTTCGCAGGTCACAGGTCATCATGAATCCCTCGAAGCTCCACCAGATCGAGACGCGGCTGCTCAGCCGGCTCTCGGTGCTGGCCACTGCCATCGCCTTCGGCTCGATGAGCATCGTCGTTCCCCCGCAGTTCCGCATGGCGTTCGCGCTGGCGGCGTCGCTGTTGCTCACCCTCTTCGTCTTCGCGCCGTATGCCGACTCGATGCGCCTGCCGTTCGACGCGCAGTTTGGCGCCGGCACGTCGGAGAGCCTCGCGGCCATCGCGGGTGACCTGAAGACGGTCTACGGCTCGGTCCTCGTCCAGGTCCTGCCCGACGCGGCCATCCTCCAGAAGCGGTTCCCGCTGTCCGACTCCGCCGAGTACCCGCTCGTAGGCGACTACTTCTCGGCGCTCATCGGACTGCAGTACCCGTGGGGCTTCAGCTTCCTCGGGCAGGGCACGGAGAACACGGCGACGAACACCACGCTGGGCGACGCGCTCGCTGGCCAGACTCAGCCCGCGAAGATCTACGCGAACATGACCGTCCTCACGGACAACCTCGCGTACCAGGTGCTCGACCGCGCCAACACCAGCGGTGGCAAGCAGGCGATCCTCAGCGCGCTCACCTACACGGGCAAGCAGATGGCCATCAACATGCGGAACGTGCTCGAGCTCGAGCTTCTGCACGGCCGTGACGGCATCGGCGTTGTGACGGCGACCAGCGGCGCCGGCCCGTTCACTCTGACCCTGGACCCGACCACGACCTCGCCCGGCATCCTCTCCATCCTCATCGGCGCCCGGCTGCAGTTCATGCAGACGAACAACACCAGCGCGCGCACCGCGAACAGCACCACGCTGTTCGGCACGGTCACCGGCCTGGACCTGTCCGACGTGGACAACCCGAAGGTCATCGTCACGCAGACCGGCGCGGCGAACTTCTCCGCGGTGCAGAACACCGACATCATGTTCATCGCCGGTACGCGCGGTGTCGCGGTGACGGCGTCGGACACGAACGTCCCCCAGTACGAGCAGATCGGCCTCGGCCAGCAGCTGTCGCTGACCTCCGGGACGACCGTGTTCAGCATCGACAAGGCGGCCTACCCCGGGTGGATCGCCAACCAGATGGCGTCGGTGGGCGCGTTCTCTCCGTCGGTCCTGATGACGATGATTCAGAAGGCGCTGAGCCGCGGTGGCGAGCTGGGCGACTACCTCGCGGTGATGTCGCCGCGTGCGTGGGCGGTCCTGAACTCGGCCCTCGCGACGAACGAGGTCTACAACCAGCAGGCGCCGAGCTTCGCGATGCAGAAGAAGACCGGCACCGATGAGATCGTCATCAAGCACGCTGGCGTGACCATCGAGTGCGTGCCGCACCCGTTCCAGAAGGACGGCTCGGTCTTCACGTTCCCCGTCTCGCAGGTGCACCGCATCGGCTCGACGGACCTGACGTTCCAGGTGCCCGGCAAGCCCAGCGGCGACGAGTACATGTACCCGGTCAACGGCTCGGCGCTGATGCAGCGCCAGTGCCGTGCAGACTGGCAGACCGCCCTCTTGAAACCGCCCAGCGGGACCATCGCCACGGGCCTCACGTACAGCTGATGAGCTTCGTCACCCGTCTGCGGCAGGAGCTTCGCATCCGTGGCTTCCGCGCCGCGGACGGGTGTTCGTTGTCCTTCGAGCAGATTCACGAAGTGGTGGGGAGGGCGTTCTCGCGATGATCAACATCCCTGTCGCGGGCGCGTCTCTCCCCTGCCCCTCCGGCGCAGCAGACACCGACTGGGCGGCGAACCTCGTTGCGCTGCTCCAGGCGCTCGGCGCGACCGTCTCGAAGGGGCCGGCAGTCCAGCGGATGTCGGTGAACGTCATGCCGGTCGGCACGGGCGCGGACACGTCAGAAGACAACCTGATGACGTACCCACTCGCGGCGGGGTTGCTCGGCGTCAACGGGCAAGGCGTGCGCATCACGGCTTGGGGCGACGGCGTCAACACGGCCAACGCCACCACGGTGCGGTGCTACTTCGGTGGGACGCTCTGCGGCACGCTGGTGCTGCAGCCCTCCCAGTCCAACACGTGGCGCGCGGTGTTCGAGGTTTTCCGCACCGGAGCGACGGCGCAGGTGGCCACGTCGCAGTTCAGCAACGGCGGGACGGTTGTCGGCGCGAGCCAGAACAACGCGACCCCGGCCGAGACTCTTTCAGGCGCCGTCACGGCGAAGTTCACAGGCCAGCGGGCCACGTCTTCAGTTTCCAACTCCATCCGGCAGCTCGGGATGGCCGTCGAGTTCATTCCCTAACGCAGCACTCACCCACGCAGCAGCGGTACTCCGGAGGATACGGACATGGCGAACAAGCGAATCTGTGTGCAGATTGATTTCAACGGCCCCACCCCGCTGGTCATCCGCTCGAACGGCACGTTCGACAAGCGGCTCTCGCTGCTGAACATCGCGCGCCTGCTGCGCGGCATCGACAAGGGCTCCCAGTGGCGCACCGACAAGAGCACCACCGGCAAGAGCACCGTCGTGGTGCAGGACACCCTCGTCCAGGCGAGCGGCACCTTCACGGCGTCCGGCGTGGTCGCGACGGACACGGCCGTCATCGGCGGCACGACGCTCACCGCGACGCAGCTGCGCGCCTCTGACACGCTGACCGTCGCGCTCGGGAACGCGGGCGACACGTTCGTCCTCAACGGCTCCACGTTCACCGCGGTGAGCGGCGCGGCCGGTGCCCAGCAGTACGACGTCAGCTCCGGCGTCAACGCCACCATCGCGGCGAGCATCGCGAACGCCATCAACACCAGCGTGGACCCGAAGGTCGTCGGCGTCGTCGAGGCGAAGTCGGCTGCGGCGATCGTCACGGTCTACGCGAAGGCGATCGGCACCTGGGCCAACACCATCCCGCTGACCAGCACGGGCGGCGCGCGCCTCGTGGCTGCGACCGCCACCCTCCTCAACGGCGCGGCGGCGGCGAACAACCAGTACGACGCGACCGGCACGAACAACGAGACGGCGGCGGAGCTGGCGCGCGCGGTCAACGTGTCCACGTCGGCGAACGTGAAGCAGGTCGTGGCGACGGTGTCCACGAACGTGGTCACGCTCACCGCTAAGACGCCCGGTGTCGCTGGCAACGCCATCACCACGACCCAGACCGGTGGCCACTGGACCGTGTCGGCGGGCACCCTGGCGTCCGGCTCGGCCGGCGCTCCCACGCAGTGGACGTTCTGAGGAGAACCATGTCGCCCGACCAGCTCGACGAGTACGAGGTGCAGTTCCGCCGTCACCCGACGTCTCCGAACGTCATCCCCATGGCGCTCGAGCTGGTGGCGGAGTTGCGCCAGCGCGGGCTCGCGCAGCCCGTCCTGGTGCCGGAGATCCCCGCGCCGGCCGTCACCGCGCCGGAGCCGGTGGACGCCGAGCCGGCTGCGTCGCCGGAGGTGATCGCCGAGGTCGATGCGGCCCGGAAGGACCTGCCGACCGAGGAGGTGTCGCCTTGAAGCCGCTCTGTCTGCTCGCCCTGGTGGCGCTCTCCGGCTGCATCGGCAACGCGTATGCCGGGGACTTCCTCGTGCCCAACCTGCAGGACGGCGGCTGCTACGTGGTCGGCGACGACGCCGGCACCACGGCGCTCGCGCCTGTCCCGCCGGACTCGCAGATCATGGTGACGACCACGGCAGCGGTCACCTACCGCCAGTGCATCCCCTTCAACGGGCTCGACGGCGGGCCTCCGTGCTTCGCCACGCCGACGGACGCTCCCATCCCGGTGACGACGGCGGGCATCGACCTGTGTGTGAAGTCGGGCTACCCGCTGATGAGCTTCCTCAAGGGCTCCACCAACGCGACGGTGTGCGTCTACAAGGTGGTCCCGAAGACGGTCTGCCAGATCAACTCTCCCTGATGCTCCTCGCCCTGCTCATCGCGGCGGCGGGCATCAACCCGGCCCCGCTTGTCGATGGAGTGGGCGGGACGCCATACCCGCTGGCGCTGCCTCGTGGCTGTCGGGACCGGCTCTGCGCGCGCGGCACCGACGACATGGTCCCTGCCTTCTTCGAGTTCGCGCCCCTCGGTGGCACGGGCATGGGGACCGCGTGCGGCGCCTGCAACAACATCATCAAGTACCCGCAGGACCTCGACCAGTCGTCCGTCTGGCTGCTCGAGAACAGCGTTGTCGCGGTGCCGACCATCACCGCGAACGCCCACACCGCACCCGATGGGACGCTGACGGCCGAGCGCGTACAGATTCCAGCGACGACGGCAGGTCAGTTCTCTGCGACGTTTCAGCAGCCCAACATCAACTTCGGCGCGACCAGCGCGAGCATCTACGTCTTCGGCAACGGCGCGAGCGACACGACGGACCTGTGCCAGTGGAACGGCTCGGGCCACACGTGCGTCGCCTGCGCGTACACGAACGGCGTTTGGAGTCTCTGTACCAACCTCAACGTGAACGGCGGCGCGGCCCCGACCTTCACGATTGGCAACGTGACCGGCCTCAACGGCGGCATCAACCGCAACGCGGCCGACATCTTCGTCTGGGGCGGGCAGTGGAACTCGGGCGCGACGGTCAACGCGTACACGCCAGCCCCGGCCGGCCGAAAGGCTGAGGCGCTCACCTTCACCCGCGCTTCGAGCGCCACGTGTCTCAAGACGGTGGGCCTGGCGCCGCAGTTGATCGCGAACGGCGACATGGTGACGTGCTCGACCGGCCAGGTCCGGGTGATGCCGGGCACGGACGGGACCAGCTACAACGGGGTGCTCGACGAGGTAGCTCGGACGAACCTCGTGATTCAGTCACAGTCCTTCGACAACGTGGCCTGGACAAAGGGACAAGTCGGTGCCCCCGTGGCGCCTACTGTCACGGCAGATTTCGCCGTTGCGCCCGACGGAACTACGACCGCCGAGCGCGTTCAGTTCGCTGCGTGCCCGGCAGTGGATTCGTCCTCGTACATCTTTCAAATCGGCCTTGGTTCTACGGCTCAGTACGCGGGTTCGGTCTGGTGCAGGGGCAACGGGAGCAATCAGACCATCTCCGCATGCGTGCAGGGTGCTGGCGGCGGAAGCGCTTGCTCTGCCGTGACCTGCCCATCGGCGGGATGGACCGTCATCTCAAGGATTGCCAGCATCACCACGACGGGCGGACCCGTCTTTGGATGCAACAACCTGAGCGCGTATACGGGCAGTTCGAACACGGGTGCAGCTGACGTGCTTCTTTGGGGAGGTCAATTCGAGCTTGGCGCCTACCCCTCCAGCTACATCGCCACCACCACCGCGAGCGCGGCCCGTGTCGCAGACCTCGCCGATGTGGCCATCACACTGCCCGCGCTCACGCAGCTGTGCGTCGGCGACACCATCATCACCCCGTCGGACATCTCCGTCTCCCAAGCGGTGCTCACTGGAACGCTCGGTGACGGCGCGCTCGGTGGCGCCGCGGGCTCGACGAACTACTTCACGAGCCAGTACAGCGGCGGCACCGCGCTGGCCGTCACGTCTGGCGCAGGCCTCCCAACGAGCGCCTCGTTCGGTTCGGCGCTGACTGGTGCGCATCGCTACACGGTGTTCCACACCGGCTCGCTCCTCAGTGGCTGCGTTGACGGCATCTGCGCGGCCGGTACGGCAGGCGTGTTCTCGAACCCGACGTTCACCCGCTTCCGCCTCGGGATGTTCGCGGTGACGTCGAACAACATGGGCGGCATCACGAAGCTGGTCACCATCGACCCGACCTTCTCGAGGTGCCGATGACCCGCGCGCAGTTGATCGCCATCGCAGCGGCCGTCTCCGCACTCGGGGCCGGCGCGCTCCTCTTCGTCAACAGCGCTGGCGACTTCACCTTCGACACTGTGGCCAGTGGACTGGACCGGTTCGAGATCCTCGATCGCTCTCAGTGCACACCGGCAGCATGCAACAACGCCCAGTGCACGGCAGTGAAGAACATTCTCCAGGACGCTGGCTCACCATGCACAGTGGGCTTCGCGGACTGTTCCACGCGCGTCGGGCCGGTGCTGCGCGCTTGGGCGGCCGACGCAGGTACGCCGTTCAGTTCGCAGGTCTATCAACGCGTGCGACTCATCGGCATGCGCTGCCCTGCGGTGGACGGCGGCTTCTCGTACGGCATCATGGTCGATGACGCAGGTTTCCCGCTGTTTCAGGTGAGCGTCACTACGCCGCTCTGTGCCCGCGCGCCGCTCGACGGTGGCGGCCAGACGTGCTTGCGAGATGACGGCACCGGACCGCGGTACTTCGGCGCCGGCAATGTATTCCCCGCCGCGCAGGCGTTCGGGACTTTCTGCGACGCCGTCGAATGCACCGTCGCGTACGGCGACGATCCAAACATCACCCTCTGAGGAGCAACGCATGGGCGACAAGGCAATGACATCGGTCCTCGAGAGCATGGGCCGCGCTGCGCGCCAGGGTCGCTCTCAGCGGTACGAGAGCAAGCTCAAAAAGAAGGACCCGACGCTGGAGATTGGCGAGGTCACGCTCGAGCCGACCGAGCCGAAGCTGTCCGAGCAGGACCTGAAGGACATCGAAGAGCTCGACGTCCAGCACTGAAGGAGACGCACGCAATGAATCACAAACACCCGATGGCGATGGTGCTCGAGGACATGGGCAAGGCGGCGCATGCCGGCCGCTCGCGCAACCTCAAGTCGAAGTTCCACAAGATGATGAACCCCGACCACGGCGCCGGCGAGAACGTCGACCCCGTCATGGACCAGCCGCACCTCTCCGACGAGGACCTCAAGGCGCTCGAGGGCATGGGGCCCGGCGTGAACATCGGGCACTGAGGAACCGATGGGCTCCGACTACACGACGAAGAAGATGATCGACCGCATCGGCCTCAAGGCGATGACGTCGACGTCGTCGGGGCTCTCGTCTCAGCAGATTCTCGACCTCGCGAACGACTCTCTCCGCTCGTACGTAGTGCCGTTCACCGCGAAGCTGCGCGAGGAGCACTGGGTCGGCAAGGCCGACTTCGTGGTGACCACCGACAGCGAGGGTGAAATCGACGTGCCCGACACCGTGGCGCAGTCGCTCCGCACCGTGTCGTGGAGCAACGCGAACGTGCTGGTGCCGCTCACACGCGTCGAGCCGGAGAACGCGTTCGGCTATCTGCCCTTCAACTCGAACGTCCCCGTCGGTTACCAGCTGCGCGGGAACACGCTCCAGGTGCTGCCCAAGTCGCCCGGCATCCTGGTGCACATCTCCGCGATGATCCGCCCGTCACAGATGGTGCTCACCGAGAATACCGGGCTCATCGACGTCGTGGCAGGTGCCGCGCTCACCCTGGACGTCGTTCCTCTGGAATGGCAGGCCGCGGCCCCCGTTTCCGTGGACCTCATCAACAGCAACAGCCCGTTCGCGCTCAAGGGCACCTTCGCAGTGGCCTCTCTCGTCGGGAACCTGCTCACGCTCACCACCGACCCGGCCGCGAGCGTCGGGTGGTTCGTGGCTGATCCTGGCACGAGCCCCTTCGCCTCCATCCCCGTCGAACTGTACGCGCTCCTCGAGCAGGACGTGGTCGTCACGCTGCACGGGATGAACGGCGACAAGCGCCTCGCCGGAGCTGAGAAGCGCCAGACGAAGATCGAAACCGACATCAAGGCGGTGATGGCGCCGAGGACCCAGGGCAGCGCGCGCCCCATCGTGAACCCCGCCGCGCCCGGCATGCGGAACTACCAAGCCCTCTGGCCCAAGAGGTAGCCCGTGCCGAACCATGACACGCTCGAAGTCTCCGGCCTGCAGCTGTCGAACAACGACTTCACGGGCTCGCCGCCTGGGTCGCTGGCGAAGGCAGACAACTGCGTCATCAGCCAGAAGGGCGTCATCCAGCCGCGCAACGGCAACGCCTATCAGGTGGGCATGGCTTCGCAGTTTGACCTCGCGTTCGCTCTCGCCGAGTTCCAGGGCAACCTCATTGTGCAGTACGGGCTCTCAAAGACGGACACGTCGCAGGCGCTCGGCTACGTCGGTTTCACTGGCTCTTCGGTCAACGCGTATTCTGGTGGCCCCTTCAATCCCGTCGGGGACAACGGATCGGCCACCGACTACATGCGAATGAAATTCTGCCTCGCGTCGTTGTTCATGCATTTCTGCTGCGCGTCTCAGCCCAAGTGCCTCGAGACGTTCAACGGCACGCCTCGCATGGCTGGGCTGTCGCGGATGCCGGACCCAGGTCCCGTCAACTTCGAGGGCTTCAACGCCCCTGGGTCCGCGCTGGACTGGATGCCGTACAACACCGCAGTCGGGTACCGGACTGTTCTGCGTCGGGCGACATCCAGCGGCGTGTCACTGCTCTCGCCGCCTTCAGCGGTGGCTGTCGTCACCAATCGCTTTCTCTGCCCTATCGGCGGGCTCGTTCGGACCGGAGGGAATCTCGTCACAGCCACATTCCCGAGCCGCATCGACGTCAACGTCTTCGCTGGCTCGACCTTCACCATCTCGCCCGGCGAGGCGAACTTTGCGGCGGGCACGTACACGGTTGGCGCCATCATCGCGAACAACGCGTTCACGTTCACCAGCGTCGGCGCCAACGTCGCCAACACCGTCGCGGAGGAGATCAACTTCGGTCCGCTTTCGACTCAGATCGTGGCGTTCCTCCCGGACACGGCGATCGCTGGAGACTTCGTCCGCCTCTACCGCAGCGTCCCCACCAGTTCGTCGAGCATCGCCCCGAGCGAGAACCTGTATCTTACGGCTGAAGTGGTCCTCACTGCAGGTCACATCGCGGCCGGAGCTGTCGCGATCTTCGACTACACGCCGGTCAGCATTCCGAATGATCCGCTCTACACGAACCCCGCCGATGGCGATGGGTCGGGGTTGGATGGCGGCAACCTCCAGCCGCCGATCTATGGAGACGTGACAAACTTCGATTCGGCCACGTGGTACTGCAACACGCGTGGTCAGCAGTCGATGAATCTCGAGATGCTCGGTGTCGGGGCAACAGCTGGCATTCAGAACAACGACACCATCACCATCGCGGACAGCCTTCACTCGTTCACGTTGACATTCAAAACCACCGCCGTCGGCGCGACTGATGTGCAGATCTACAGCGACGGTACTCCCAGCGAGAACATCACCTGGACGACCAAGTCGTTGGTGTCAAAGTTCGTGCAGAACGCGCACGGGTTCGGGTGGGCGATGTACAGCAATAGCTCCGTGAACAGCTTCCCTGGGAAGGTCCAACTCGCGCGGACGGATTTCTCGACCGACCCGATTCAGGTGAAGGTGTCGCGGCCTTCATCGTGGACCCCAGCACTCGCGTCCGGCACGTTCACGAACTCCACGGGCGATGCACGCGCGAATGGCCTCTGCAACAGCAAGCTCGCGATCCCCGAGGCAGTGCCGACGAACAACTTCCGCAACGTCGGCGTGCCGAACTTCTACGCCCGGCGCATCTTCGGCCTGCGCAACGCGCTCATCATCCTGAAAGAGGGCGAAGGCATCTGGTCGCTCACCGGAACGGCGGGCGACTACAACCTCGTGCAGATCTCCAACGCGAACATCATCGCGCCGGACTGCGCGGTGGTCTGCGCTGACGCAGTCTGGGCGTACACCGACCAGGGCATTCTGCGCATCACCGACAGCGGCGGGTGCGTGGTGGTGTCGCGCGCCATCGAGACGGAGCTGATCCGCCTTGCGACGTTGTTCCCAGCCGAGACGTACGCGTGGAGCTTCGCGGTCGCGTACGAGACCGAGCGCCGCATCATGTTCTTCGTTCCGACAGGCGCTGGCACTGGGCAGGGCGGCTCGCCGCAGCTGCAGGCATATTGCTACTCGCTCGCGGCCAACGCCTGGACCGGCCCGGTCTACGTCGAGAACACCACCGCGACTGCGGGGCTCGTCACCACGGCGAAGAAGCTCTGGCTCGGGCTCTTTGATTCAGCGCTGTCGGTCGGCCTCGTGTCGGTGGAGCGCAAGACGGACAGCTACCTCGACCTCGCCGACGGTGGCATCGTTGCGCTGCTCACCACCACACCCGATCCGCGCGTCATTCAGCTCGTAGGGCAAGTCCCCTTCCCGATTGTCGTCGGTTCCGGCATCGAACAGAACCCCAGCGGACTGCTCGGCGGAACGGTCTACCGCACCAAGGTCTCCGCTGTGCTCGGCAACAATCTCTACCGACTCGCCGAGACGCAGCCGTTCGTGACTTCTGGAGGCGCCGTGCCGGGCGCCACCATCTACAGCCCGTACCTCGTCGAGGCGCAGTTCCTCCCCCAGGGCGATCCAGCGAGCCGCAAGGCGTTGACCCGCATCACGACGCTCTACAAGCAGGACGAGTTCGCGAACTACTTCGGCAACGTCACCGTCGAGACGGACGCAGTGCAGGATGAGTTTCAGATCCCTGCCACGTTCATGGGCTTCGGTATGAACCCGTTCGGCGCCACGCCGTTCGGTGACCCGACGCCGCTGGTGGTGGACTCGAACCCGAACGACCCGAAGTGGGTCAATGCCGGGCAGTTCCGCGTCGGCGTCCGCCTGCACGAGGTCTGGGTTGCGATGAAGCTCCAGGGCATGAAGCTCAACCTCGAGGCCGCGACCGGGCCAGCTGGGCGCGGAGGAAAGCCGGGATGAGCGAGGTCGTCTCCAAGGTGGCCGCGCTGCGTCCCGACGGCATGCTCCTCATGGGGCAGCGTCGCGACAACGGGAAGTTTTCCCTGCCCGGTGGCCACCTGGACGACGGCGAACACCCGGAGATGGCCGCGCACCGCGAGCTGGGCGAAGAGACGGGGCTCGACACCGACGTCATGCACCACCTGGGGACGAAGGACGTGAAGGACGGCGCCGTTCGCGTGCACGCCTACCAGTGCGACGTCAGCGGTGAGCCCGACGGAGACCAGGACCCGGACGGGGAGTTCCAGAAGTTCGTCTGGGTGGACCCGGAGAACATGCCGCGCGAGGTGATGAGCAACCTGCACAACAGCCCCGACGTCGTGCTCGAGCTCATCGGCGCCAACGGGAAGCCCTGGGCGTCGATGCACGCGGAGCCGGACCAGGACGACGCGTGATCTCCCTTCCGAACTACCGCGTCACCGAAGACGACTTGCCCGACATGGACAAGAAGACAAAGCACGCGCTCGAGCCGTTGCTCTCCGGGCTCAATCGCACGCTGACGGCGATCGTCACCGTCCTGAACAGCCTGCCGTTCCCGGAGAAGAGGATCAGCTCCATCACCACCGACGGCACGGGTCACGCAACTGTGAGCCTGAAGCTCGACGGGTCTCCCGCCCAAGAGGTCTGGCTCAGCGCCATCGCTCCTGCGCCCGTGGCGGTGTTCTCCATGGTTCCGACTCCGATAAGGTCCGGAGCACAGCTCGACTTCTACGGCCTCGCCGCGTCCACCACCTACAAATTCACCGTCAGGTACATCTGAAATGCCCGCCACCGTAGACGACTACGACAAGAACGATGAAGACAAGGGCGACCTCTCCGACATCGGCATGACGCCCGCGCAGTCGGAAGGTGTCGGCTCTGCGACCGGGGCGCCGAAGCAGGCCACGCCGGAGAAGCAGCAGAGCGACGGCTATGTCCCGTGGTCCTCGTTCGTCGATGCGAACAAGGACGTCAGCGATCGCGAGGCCGGGAAGCTCGCCGGGCAGGTCCAGGGCGACGTCTCGAAGGCTCAGGGAGACCTTGCCAGCGCGCAGGCAGGGTACGACGCCGGCAACGCGGGCAACTACTCCAGCGGCAAGAAGCAGGCGCCCAACACGGTCGGCACCGCGATGTCTTCCGAGGACGCGTTCCCGACCCAGGAGCCGGCCGGCAAGACGTCTAAGCCCAGCAGCTCGGAGAATCCCCAGGCTGGCGGGTCCACCGGGTACGGGCCGAGCCCCAGCTCCACCACCGCGGCGGCACCGACCGGGCGCACTCCGACGGCCACCTACAGCGAGCCCACCGGGCCCCGCCAGGCGCTCAACGGCGCCCTCCCGCCAAACGGCGCGGTTCCTCCCCCGCCCAACGCCGGGCCTGGGGGCCGCGCGCCGGCGCAGGGCTACACGCCCCCGTCCAATTTCACCCCTCCCCCGTCGAACACGCAGCAGACGGGCGGGGCGGCCGCTCCGTGGTCAACCCTGGGGCACCAGGCCGCGTCTCTGGCGCCCAACGCCGCGGCGGCCGGCCCGACCATGGCCGCGAAGACGACGCCGACCGCGGGTGTTCCGGGCGTGCTCGAGCAGTACGGGCGTAGTCAGGCGCTGGCCCCCGGCGCGGCGAACAAGGCCGCCAACGGCCCGAAGGACCTCGAGCAGAGTCTGGGTGAGGCGAAGTGGAACAGCCTGCTCGGCGAGACGACGAAGGCTCAGCAGGAGGCCAACGCGCTCGGCAGCGAGAGCGGCGTGCAGGGACTGCTACAGCAGGGCCAGTCGAGCCCGGAGCAGAACACCGCCTTCGACGCGGCGCTTATCAACGGCCAGGGCGGGCCGCAGTTCCGCGACCTCGCGCAGAAGTACGGCGGCAACCAGCTCGAGCAGGGTGTCGTCAATGCGGACCAGAAGGCGCAGGACGCGTGGAAGCAGCTGCAGGGCGACGTCGACGCGCGCGCGGCGTGGGATGCGTCTGCGCAGAAGGCGCCCAGCGCCGCTGGCACCGTTTCACAGCTGGCCCCCGTGGGTGCAACCATGGCTGCTGCGCCGACCGACCCGAACGCCGCTAACGACGGGTTCGACCTCGCGACGCAGAAGTACGGCGAAGAGCGCTCGAAGAGCGGCGGAAACCCCACCTATTCCGAGGGATCGAACAACACCGGATACGGAAATACGGGGTGGGGCTTCTTCTCATCCCCCAGTGGTGGAATGGGCTCCACGGAGACGATCAACGTCGGAGGACTGCCCGGCAAAAACGGCGGCTACGATTGGAACAGCTGGTTCGGTGGCGCCGACACTGGCGGAAAGTCCCCTGAGGACATGGGGCTCACGTCGGCCGAGATCTGGAGTCTCTCACTCATGACGCCCGCCGACCGTGCTGCATGGCTCACGAAGCACAACAAGAAAGGCTGAACCATGGCCGACGAAACTGACAACCTCGACCCGCTGATCGCAGACCTCGCGAAGTACGGGATCGGCGGAGCTGGCGCCATCGGAGCGAACGCCATCACACAGCAGGCTTACCAAGCGGCCATCAAGAACCTGCAGGACCGGTTCGGCGACTACCAGAAGGTCGGGACGCCCAGCTACAAGGACATCGCCCCCGAGCGGCTCGGCGCCTCCGCGCTGACGAAGATTGCCCCCGACGTCGGCTCTCGCGTCGACCAGCAGGCCGCGGAGGCCGCGCTGCAGAACATCACCAACAGCGGCGGGCTCAACCTCTCCGACCGGGCCGCGCTGAACGACCAGGAGAGCATCCTCTCGCGCAACAACGCCGCGCGGGAGAAGTCGCTCGCGAACCAGTACGCGGCGCGCGGTCAGCTCGGCTCAGGTGCGCAGCTCTCGATGGACCTCGCCAACCAGCAGAACGCGGCAGAGAACGCGAACAAGCACGGCGAGTCCATCGCGGCCCAGGCGCAGCAGCGCGCGATGCAGGCCATTCTCAGCAAGGCCGGCATCGCCCGGAACATGTCGCAGGACGACTACGCGCGCGCGCGCGCGGCGGCCGAGGCCACCGACTCCATCAACCGCTACAACGCCTCGATGGGCACCGAGGCCCAGGGCGCGAACAACCGGCTCCGCGAGCAGGGGTACAACGACCAGCTGCGGAAGCTGCAGGGCGAGACGGGCCTCACCGACTCGTTGAACAACGCGCTCCTCGGCTCCGGCAAGGCAAATGCGAACACCATCGCGGGTGCATCGTACGGCGGCGCTGGTCTCACAGGCGATGTCCTCACTGCCGCGGCGAAGGTGGCCAAGAAGGCCGGAGGCAGCGGGGGAGGCGGAGACAACAGCAACAACAACGGCTCCGACAACCAGACCACCGAGCAGACGCAGAACGACCCGGCGAACCTCACCGGGGGCCACGCCGACACCGAGGATCCGACGACTGCGGGTGGAACTGGTGTCCCGCCCGAGGAACTGGACCAGTGGAACTCGCTGTCCGGAGGGTGACCATGACGAACGCAGACGACGTGCTGAAGCGGTTCGATGAAATCGCCGCCCAGTGGGAGAAGGAAGACCCCGGTGCGACGGACGTCGAGACACCGCCGACTGGGGCCGGCCTCGACCTCTCCGCCGGCGGCGCCGACTCGCCCGAGGGGCAGCTCAAGGACGCGTTCGAGCGCGCCGGCAAGGCGCCATCGGAAGAGGCGCCCGAGCCCGTGAGCCCCGAGGGCGTGCACGGCAATGAGAACGTCGCGCCGCCGCAGGTGGAGGCCTCCGATGCTCGGAACGCGGAGCCCACCGAGCCCTGGGCGAACCTCGCACATCGTCTCAAGCAGTCCGAGAGCCCGGCGGCGCCGGCCGTCGACCCGCTGCTGGAGAAGATGCGCGCGGTGGGCTGGGCTCCGAAGGAGAAGCCGAAGGCGGACTGGGGCAAGCTCCAGGCGGACCTCGCGAACGCCGAGCATGGTGCCGACACGATGAAGAACGTCGGCGCGATGTTGCATGCGGCCGCGCCAGGCTTTGAAGCTCCGGCCGGGGCCGGCCAGGGCGCCGTCAACGCCGCGAAGGCCGCGCTCAAACTGCCGCGCGAGCAGCAGGTCGTCGAGAACTCCCAGGCAGGGGAAGCACGTGCCGAGCAGGCCTTGGCCGAGAAGGCCAAGACCGACGCCGAGCACAAGGCGAAGACCGAGGCAGACCTCACCGCGGAGAACGCCTCGCTCGAGCAGGAGCGCGCCATCGCCGCGAAGGACCCTCGCCTCATGAAGCTCGGCATCACCCCCGACGCCGTCTCCAAGCTCGACCGCAAGGGCCTGGCCGAGCTGAATACGCGCCTGTCCGCGCTGCCTGCGGCCGCGGCCCAGGCTGCGAAGGAGAAATCGGACGAGGAGAAGAAGGTCGACGCTGAGACTCTGCGCACGGTCGACACCGAGTCACTCGGCGCCGCGAAGCAGCTGTGGCTGAAGACGTCGCCATACGCGAAGGAGCACGCGCTCACCCCGGGAGACCTGGCCGACATCAAGTCGCGCAAGGACTGGGAGGACTTCCTCAAAGACATCAAGCCGTCGGGCAAGGCGAAGGCGGCCGGCGGAGGGCCCGCGAAGGAATACAAGACGCTCGACGACATCTCGGATCGGGGAATGCGCGCCATGGTGAGCTCGGCGATGGCCGGCTACCCCATCCCCAGCGGAATCGACCGCAAGACCAAGACGCGCGTTCTGGAGTTGGTGTCGCAGCTCAAGGACGACTACGACCCGACGGCCGGCGAGCGCTACGCCAAGGTCGCGGCGGAGCTCGCAGGCGACCCGAAGATTCAGAACGCCGTCAACGGCAAGAAGCACTTCACGCGCGCGCTCGAGAACATGCCGGCGACGTTCGACCAGCAGTCCGTCAACCGCGTGGCCAACGCCATTCAGCACGGCAGCGGCGGCGCGGGGCTCTCGCAGTACGAGTCAGACATCGCCGTCGGCGCCGGCGAGATGGCGAAGGGCCTCGCCGAGAACGACCAGCACGGCAAGGACGCGCTCAAGAAGCTGCTGGACCCGGAGCAGTCGCCCGAGCAGATGCGAAAGCACCTGCAGGAGCTCATCTTCCTTCAGGACGAGAACCTGGACACCCGCCTGGAGCAGTTCCACGCGGTCGCTCCGAAGGGCGCGAAGGTGCCAGGGCTGCTCGCCAACTTCGAGGCAGAGAAGAACGCGAAAGCGGCGGGGCCGGCGAAGCCCGCAACCAACCCGGACGAGATGGTCTCGCTGCAGTCGAGGGACGGAAAGAGAAAGAAGACGATGAAGCGGGCGGCGGCGGAGGCAATCGTTGCCGCGCCTGGCGGTGACGCCTACGAGGTGAAGTGAGCATGGCCAAGAGCGCAGACGAGATGTTCGACGAGGCGCCCACCGCGGACGCGCTCTTCGACAAGACCGAGGATGTCGGCCAGAAGCTCACCGATGTTGGCGGCGTGAAGCGGCTCGAGCTGCACAAGGTCGCCAAGGCCGATCCCGAGGCCATCACGCCAGAGGAGAGCACCAAGGCCGACGCGCTCGCGAAGACGCCGGCGGCTGCATTGCCGAAGTCGGAGACGGAGATTCCTCGGACCGCGAAAGAGATGAGCGATGGCGAGTTGCTCAAGGCCATCAAGGATGCGGCGAACCCGCACACCGCGACCGGCGCTCTGGTGCACGGTGGGGCCAAGGGCCAGTCGATGGGCTTCGCCGATGAACTCTACGGCAAGCTGGCCGGCGGGCTCGACGAGCGCGACCAGGACGCGAAGGTCGCCGAGATGACGGCCGATGCGAAGCGCCGCGGGGAGTTCGAGCCGAATCAAGCGCCAGACCTGCCGCAGTTCACCTCGTACCAGCTGAAGCGCGAAGGACAGCCCACCCAGACCGTTGTTCGGGAGATGAAGCATCCGAACGAGGCACAGGCGCTCCCGACGTCGGACGAGAGCTATCGGGCGAACCGCGATGCGATGCGTGCGGATATGAAGACCGCGGAGAAGGAGCACCCGGGCACGTTCGCAGCCGGCGAGCTCGGCGGGTCCTTCCTGGTGCCGCTGCCGGGAACCGGCAAGGCCAAGGGGCTCGCGAAGGTCGGCAAGTACGCGCTCCAGGGCGCGGGCGTTGGCGCCGTGTCGGGGCTCGGCAACAGCGAGGCCGACGCGAGCAAGGGCGACGCGGGCGGCGCGCTGCTCGACACTGCGAAGAGCGGCCTCGGTGGCGCTGCTGTCGGCGGACTGTTGGGCTACGGCGCGTCGAAGCTCGACCCGGCTCTCGAGAAGATGGCTGCCAGGCGCGCGTTCAAGGCACTGGACCCATACATGTCGAAGCTCAAGGAGACGCTCGGGCCCGACGTGGTGGAAGGCAAGGTCCCCGTCTCGGACATGTACCGCGAGGTGGAGCGGCTGGGCGGGAAGATCCTCGACGAGAACATCATCCCCGAGGGTGTGGGCTCGCGCTGGGCGAACACCGAGAAGATCAACGAGAACGCGGTGAAGAAGCTCGAAGAGGCCGGCGTCCTCAAGGGCGCCGCGGTCGACCACGCCGCGGATGAGCTCGCGAAGCAGGGAAAGCTCACACCGGCCAGCATGGGGGCCCTGGCCACGAAGTTGGAGAACGAGGCCCATCAAGCGGGACTCGACGCCAATCAACCGCTCAAGCGGCAGCTCGAGGCTCGAGCGGCGGACATCCGCAAGACCATCGTCGACCGCGCCGAGGCGGGCTTCACGGACCCTGCCGCGATGTCACTCCAGGAGGCCGAGCGCCTCAAGACACGCCTGCAGAACCAGGTCGACTACGGCGCCCCGCTCGAGAACCGAACCGCAGACACCATCCAGGCGCGCCTTGCCAAGGAGCACCCGGAGAACATCATCGAGTCTCACCTCGGGCCCGACGAACTCGAGCACTTCAAGGCGCTGAAGGACCGCTACGGAGATCTCCGGGCCATCGCGGAGATGTCCGGCCATGGCGCGCTCCGCAGCTTCCGAAACCAGTCCGGTAGCCTGGGCGCCAAGCACGCGGCCTCGGTGGCCGCACATGCCGCCGGTGGAGCGGCCGCGATTCCGCTCGCCGTGGCCGCGGGGGCTGGGCATGAGATCGCCAACCATCGAGGCTCAGCCGCGGTCGCCCGGACCCTTCGGAATGCTGCGCGCAACAGCACCTTCTTGGCGCCGGCCGCGTCGGAAGGAAACCAGGAAGAGGCGGGCAAGGCGTGGCACTCGCTGACGGGCAGCAAGGACGACGAGGAGCAGCAGCCGTGAGCGTGATTCCCGACAAGAAGCCACGCGCTTTGAACGCCGGGGACGCGACGCCGCTCGAGAGCTTCATCTCGACGCAGGACCTCGAGCGGCAGATCCGCGAGGAGTTCGCGGCGAAGTTCGGGCCGGCGGGCGGCGCGCGATTCTCCACGGCATTCGAACAGCTTCTCAACGGAGGAAAGTGATGCCCTGGACCGCAAAACAGAGAGGTCTCTTCCACGCTGAAGCAGCGAGGCACGTCCCCGGCATGGCGAAGCTGGCCGACGAAGCAGATCACTACGCGTCGATGGGCGAGGAGCTTCCCCCTGTCGGCGTCGGCGGAACCGCTGCGCACGAGATTCATCAGCGGCACGACGAGGAAGAAGACTCCGAGCCCTGGAGCAAGCTGTCCGGCACAGAGTAGAACGCGGCACCCGTCGTAGGCCCTGCGTGTACGGGCTCCCCAACCTGAGCAGCACCGAGGAGCCACATGGCCGCGCCGCCGAACACCGCCAAAGACCGCGCGTCACCGCGCGAGAACGTCTGGGCCATCAAGACGAAGGACGAGTTCGGCATCGCCATCACCGCGAAGCTGCAGGAGTGGAATTCGCCGCAGACGGGCGCGATGGCGCTGCATCAGGCGAATGTCTCGCTCGCGTATGCGCACCTCTACGGAATGGACGTTGAGGGTGTCGGCGCGAACGCGGCCGGCATCACCCGCAGCGGTGAGCAGGGCAGCATCGCCGAGATGCGAATCCCCGCGGCGGCCGGCGACCTGCGGAAAATCTGGAACATCATCGTCGGTCCCGAGCTGACGTGGAGCGCCATCGCCACCACCACCGACTACGCCTCCTCCGCGCAGGCCATCGTCGCGAAGAACGCGCTGCAGTACTACCTCGTGCAGAAGCTCGTCCTCGCGAAGGCGAAGAAGCAGGAACTGCAGTCACTCGCCTACGCCGAGGCAGCCATGCACATCCCCTGGAATGAGAACGAGGGCGAAGACGTCGGCGTCGAAGAGGTGAAGAACATCGCGACCGGCGAGCCCGTTCTCGACGACGACGGGGTTACTCCACTGCAGCACGTCGTGAAAACCGGCGACATCGACTACCGGCCTGTCTCCACGTGGGACATCATCCGAGACCCGACCGCGAAGTCCTTCGACGCATCGCGGTGGATCATCGTTCGCGAGTGGCAGGACCGCTACGACGTCGCCGCGCGCTGCAAGATGCGCGGAGACCTGGAGGGCGCAGAGGCCGCGCTCGTCGCCCCGTCACAGACGAGCGAGACGTGGCGCTCGTGGCGCCCCTTCAATCAGACACAGCAGATGAACTCGGACTTCATCCCCGTCTACTACGGGTACCACTACCGCACGCCGGGCGTGCCCAAGGGCCTCGAGGCAGAGTTCCTCGAGTCAGGGCACGTGATGCAGTTCGCCCCGCTGCGCAAGGCGTACCAGAAGCAGATCCCCGTGGTCCGCACTGCGCCGGACGAGTACGACGACACGCCTGTCCCGTTCTCGAAGTTCTGCTCCGTCCTCGGCATGGGTCAGGCGGCTGACGCGCTGATGCGCGACCTGCTCACCAACGCTACCGCGACAGCGGCCGGGCTCGTCAGCGTCGAGGACGACGCGAACATGGCCATCCCTCAGCTGGGTGGCGGGCCCAAGGTACTCGTGCGCCCCAAGGGCACGAAGGCGCCGGAAGCCATCAACCTTCAACAGGCGCACTCTGAGCACTTCAAGCTCGTCGGCACGTTGAGCGAGATGCGTCGCGGCATCCTCGGCCTCGACAGTGTCACCGCGGGGCAGGAGGTCCCGGCCGGGTGGTCGGGCGCGCTCGCGGCGCTGGTGACCTCGACATCAGTGCAGAACAACTCCCAGGAGCAGTCGAAGTGGTCGCAGTTCGTCCAGGCCATCGGCAACGTCACGCTCGCGCACATCCAGAACCACATGCCCACGAAGCGGAAAATCGCTCTCGCCGGCAAGTCGCGCGCGGACCTGGTCGTCACCACCGAAATCAGCGGTCCCCAGGTCGCCGACATCGAGCGCGTGGAGTGCACGCTGGCTCCGGCCATTCAACAGACCGACGCCGGCAAGATGCAGATGGGTGAGACGGCACTGCAGCAGAAGTGGGCGAAGACGCCGCAGCAGCTCCAGGCGGTGTTCGACACCGGCCGGCTCGACGCGCTCACCGACGACATGTCGTCGGAGCTGATGCTGGTTCGCAATGAAAATGAGGCGCTCGCCAAGGGCCAGCAGGTCGCTGTCATGGCCCACGACGACCACGTGCTGCACATCCGCGACCACCGCTCCGTCGGCGCGAGCATCACCGCTCGGCAGGACAAGGGCGTGATGGATGCGCTCGCCGCGCATATGCAGGCGCATGTCGACGCGCTGAAGAACACCGACCCTCACCTACTCGAGCTCCTCGGCCAGCCGTCGTTCGCGCCGCCGCCGAACGCCGGGCCTCCGCCGCCGACCGACGCCGTGAAGCTCGGCATGGTCGACAAGGCCATGAAGCTCGGCGGAGCCCCCACTGCTCAGGCGGCCCAGCAGGTCTTCGAGGCGGGGAAGATCGACGCCGCCACAGGCATCGTCCCGCCGCGTCTGGGAGGCTTCGGGCAGCCCTCCCCGAACGCCTCGAACACCGCTCCGGTACCAGGCCAGACTGCGCCACAGCAGCAGTCCCAGGCTCAAGGCCCCCAGATGCCGACTAACCCCGCCACGGGGCAGCCTGCGGCGCCGGTGGCCGGTTCAATGCCTCCGGGTATGGCCATCAGGCCAGGTCTCGCCGCGGGGCAGAAATAGACGGCGGGCCCACTGCTGAGCTACGAAGGATCTCGGCGAGCCGCAGTCGGCCTGTTCTCTTGCAAAAAGCCGGGCCGACGACTCCTTGTTCGCCATTCCTCAGCGCGCTACGGTGCTTCGCGGCGAGCCGATGTGACTCCCTTACCATCTCAAGGAAGCGAACGCGGGTTCGACTCCCGCTCGGCGCCCCCGGTGCCGATCGTCTAACGGTAGGACAGCTATGGGATCACGCCTCTTGTTCGCCAACACTTCTTCGCTGTACGGTCTCTTCGTCGAGCCGCAGCGTTCTCTTCTCTTGGTGTCGTTGGTTCAAATCCAACCCGCAGCGGAAGTCTCCTGCGGTAGCTCAGTCTGGTAGAGCGAAAGACAAAACTGGGAGCGCGTCCCCTTGTTCGACAAGTTCCCGTCGCGGTACGTTCTCCGCGGCGAGCCGAATCGGTTCCGTTCTCATGCCTCGGCGTGAAGGTGGTTTGGAGTTGTTCCACTGAAACGCGGAGCCGGGTCTCTTGTTCGCCATGTCCTGCCTGACATAGGGTCCGCCTCGGCGAGCCGACGCAGGTCCGTTCTCTCTCGCAAAGAGCCCGAAGGCCGTTCGACTCGGCCGCTGCCCTGGTGGCAGGGTTACCCGGATCCGCAAACCTTGTTCGCCATGCTCCGCCTCGTGTAAAAACGAGAGCGCCGAGCCGATCGGGGTTGGGTTCTCCTGTTAAGAGAAAACCCCCAGCCTCATCTTCTTCGTTCGGCGTCAGTTTTCCTCGCTGCGAGAGACGAGAGAACCCATGAACTACGCGAAGCATGTTTCGACCGTTGCCACGCCGCAGTCCGAGCCGATTCCCGGCACCACGCAAATTCCCAACAGCGCCGGCGGTCACGCCTGGGATGCCGACGTCTGGCAGAAGCTCGACCGTTTCCTGGTGCTCGGCACCGAAGGCGGCAGCTACTACGCCGGCGAGCGCGAGCTCACCCAGAAGAACGCGGGCAACCTCGAGACGGCGCTGAAGCTCGACGGTCTGCGCACGGTCGCGCGCATCGCGGAGATCTCCGACGCCGGCCGCGCTCCCAAGAACGACCCCGCCATCTTCGCCCTGGCGATGGCGCTCAAGAAGGGCGACGAGAAGACGCGCAAGGCTGCGCGCGCTGCAGTTCCCAAGGTCTGCCGCATCGGGACGCACATCTTCCAGCTCGCCGAGGCTGTGAAGCACCTGGGTGGGTGGGGCCGCAGCACCAAGGGCGCGTTCGCGGACTGGTACCTGAGTCAGCCCTTCGACGCGCTGTCGATGAACGTCGTCAAGTACCAGCAGCGCGGCGGATGGTCGCACCGCGACCTGCTCCGCAAGTCTCATGCGAAGCCGAAGACGCCTGAGCAGAACCGCCTCTTCCGTTACGCCGCTGGGAAGCCCAACGAGGAGCCTGTCGGCGGCATCGTCGGGGCATTCGAGGCGGCGAAGAACATCGGCGCGGGCGTGGCCACCATGCCCGGCGCTGCTCCGACGGCGCCGATGGTCGCGGCCATGGCTCGGCTCATCTCGGCCGAGGGCCTGCCGCGCGAGTGCGTGCCGACCGAGTTTCTCAACGCGCCCGAGGTCTGGGATGCGCTGCTGCACGCGGGCAAGTACGGCATGCCGATGACGGCCATGGTCCGCAACCTCGGCAAGATGAGCGCCATCGGCCTGCTCAAGCCGCTGTCCGACGCGACGAAGTACGTCTGCGACAAGCTGCGCAACCGTGACGCGCTGAAGGCTGCGCGCGTGCACCCGGTGCAGCTGCTGCTCGCCCAGGCGACATACCTCCAGGGTCACGGTGACAAGGGCAAGCTGAGTTGGACCGTCTCGGAGGAGATCGGCGCCGCTCTGGCCGACGCCTTCTCCCTGGCGTTCGACTTCGTGGAGCCCACCGGCAAGCGTCACCTGTTGGGGCTCGACGTCTCGGCCTCGATGGACGGCTCGACCGTGGCTGGGACCCCGCTCACCTGCCGCGCTGCGTCTGCGGCAATGGCGATGGTGACAGCGCGGACTGAACAGCGCTGCCACGCGGTCGGATTCACGTCTGCCGGCAGCAGGGTCTACGGCGGGATGTGGGGAGGCAACAGCACCGAGCTGACGCCCATCCCCCAGCTGAACGCCAAGGCGGAGTTGCTGTCGGTCATCAACCACGTGCGGAACATGCGCATGGGTGGGACGGACTGCGCGCTGCCGATGATCTACGCCGAGAAGAACAAGCTCGAGGTCGACGCGTTCGTCATCTACACGGACAACGAGACCTGGGCGGGTAGCATCCACCCGTCGCAGGCGCTCAAGTCCTACCGGCAGCGCATGGGCATCGACGCGAAGCTCGTGGTCGTCGGCATGGTGGCAAACGACTTCACCATCGCGGACCCGAAGGACGCGGGCATGCTCGACGTCGTCGGTTTCGACACGGCCGTCCCGACGGTGATGTCGAACTTCATCCGGGGCTGACGCGTGGGAACCCACGTGCAGCCGTACCCCATCGCGCTCAACGGCAGCGCGGGCATCGACGGAGCAGTCCTCTCTCCGCTCCCTGCCCGCGCTGCCATCGCAGAGTGGTGTCGCAAGAAGGGCTGGGGCTGGTTCCACCTCTTCAAGCGCTGCGACGGCCCGTTCCGCTCCGCGCTGTGGGAGGCCCGGTGGCCGCTGATGGGCAAGCGCTTCCGGTTCACCACCCAGCCAGCATGAAAGACCTCGTCCTGTCGTGCGCGCCCGGCTCGGTCGTCATACGGGCGTCGCGCCATCCGATCTCGCCTGATGCGATCCTGATTTTTCAGGAAGGGAAGCCGCTCAGGATCTCGAGGCTCATTGCCCACGGCTGTCTTGAGGCTGTCGTGGACGCCGTGAACAACGTGTTCATCAGCTGCCTACCAATGAGCAGCGAGGCGCCGAACCGAGTGGACGTTCACCCGCACCTGTTCGAGCGGCTGTGCGACGAGGCGAACGACCTGCAGGTCAAGAGGTGGTGCCCGCGTTGCGGTGGGACCAAAGAGGACCCAGAGCACAGCGGCCCATGCGGGGAGTGCTTCGAACGACCTGCACCGCCGTCCATGCCCCGCGAGCTTCGCGAGGCCTACGGCCGCGACGCGATGCTCGTGCAGCTCGACTGGCTGCGCAGCGTCGGCGATGCGAAGGGCGAGGCCGAGGCGATGCGGCGCTTGGCGCTGTGGAACCGGCCCCAGGAGGAGTGGGAGCTCGACCGGCCAGTCCTGCTGCGCGGCGCGTACCGCACGCCCGGCGAAGCCGACATCGAGCTGAGCTGGCGCGTCTACTACGCCGGCCGACGCCTGGGTGAATCGCTCACCAATCACCATCAGGACATCATCGATAGCGCGCTTCGGATGCTGGGCGATTCGCCACTGCGCGCCGCCGAGGTGAACCAGCTTCGCTTTCGGGCCGCGATCGAACTTCGGCTGATCGAGGAACTATTCCGCACGCCAACGCAGATCGCCGCGCGCATGGGAACATGGATGATGCACCCTCGACGCTCTGTCCTCACGGCGCAGGCGGCGGCCGAACGCGAGGCCATCATCCGAAGAGCCGAGCAGCTCCGCGTCCCGTGGGACCATCGGATCGGCTTCACATTCCTGGGTGGTCCGCGCTAGGGTAGACACTGCATCAGCGGTAGGCCCTGCGGGTACGGGCTCCCCTTCTTCTCACGGAGCCCCAAGACCGATGCCTGCACCGATTGCGACTGCCGTCGCTGCCGTCCCTCCCGCCGCCCCTGCCTCGCCCGCCGCCTCCGCTGCACCAACCAACGGTGCCGCGAAGCCGGCCGCTGCAGCGCCGGAGACGTTCCTCGAGCTGAAGGTCAACGGGCAGGTGAAGAAGTACACACGCGCCGAGGCGGAGCGGCTCGTGTCCAAAGCCGGCGCCGCAGACGAGGTGTTTCAGAAGAGCAAGGAAGCCCTCCGCGTGGCGAACGAGGAGCGCGCGCGCGCAACCCAGTCAGCGGCAGATCGCAAGCGGTACGCGAAGGAGCGCACGGAGGATTTTCTCCGGGAGCACGACATCGACCCGGACGAGTTCGCGCGGCTGCGTCTCGAGAAGAAGGTCGAGGACGGGAAGCTCACGCCGGACCAGAAGCGCGCGCTGCAGGCAGAGCAAGAGGCCCAGCGCCTCAAGGACGAGTTGGCCAAGCGCGATCAGGACCGCGAGGCCGAGACCGTCAAGGCGCGCACCACACAGCTCCAGCGCCACATCGAGACCACCCTGGCGTCTGCGGCGAAGCGCGCCGGCATCGAACCCGGCGACACCAGCTTCGTGGCCATCTACGAGGCGCTGAAGGAAGCGCACGACCTCGGCCTGTTGCCCGAGAACGGCATGCTGGAGCCCCACCAGGCGGACGTCATCGTCGACGAGGCGAAGGGCCGCATCGACTCCCAGATGAGCAAGCTCGAGCAGGCCGTGCTCGGCGGGCTCACCGGAGAGGGGTTGCTCAAGCGCGTCGGCGACAAGGTCGCGCTCGCCGTCTCGCAGGCGATGGTCGCGCGTGTTCGCGGGAGCGGCTCACACGCGGCGCCGTCGCAGACGCTCGTGCCTGCCCCGCCGCCTCCCCAGGAGCCCGTGAAGCGCGGCGGGTACAAGACGGAGGCGGAGATCGACGCTGAACTCCGCAGGATGGCGGCGGTGGGCCGGTGAGCGCGGCGGAGAAGAAGGCTGACCCAGCGAAGGCCGAGAAGCCGAAGGCGAAGACGAAGCTCTCCGACAGCGTGCTCGCCGGCGGGATGAAGTTCGCCGGCATGGCGAGGACCACCAACGGCTTCTGCGTCGCCGAGGTGGAGATCGGCGCCGACGGGAAGCTCGTGTCCCTGACGCTGGACGCGAGCGAGCGCTACCCTCAGTTCGTCGCCGCGCGCGCGAAGCAGCGCCAGCTCAAGCTCGCCCTCGAGGTGCAGCGCAACGCCGGCAACCCGAAGTCCGCGCTGGGCGTGCAGAAGCTCAACACCCAGGAGGGGAAGCGCAACTGGGGTGCGTTCTGATGGGTGCCGTAGCGATGATTACCGGCGCTGCCGTCATCATCTCGGCGCTCGTCCATCACGCGTTTCACTCGTACCTCGGACTGCGCGAGCGGGAGCGGCTCTCAACCACCGCCGAGAAGCGCATCGAGGCCGACCTCGACGAGCGGTTCCGCGCCATGGAGAAGTGGCAGAACGACGTCAAGAACACCCTGGCGAACCTCCCGCGGCGCTGACATGGCGAAGAACAAGACCAGCTTCGGGAGAGGCAAATCCGGCAATCCCGGTGGCCGACCGAGAAAGCGCAAGGAACTGGTCCAGCGCTGCCGCGACATCGTCGACGAGGACGGCGTCGACGCGCTGCACGACGAGGTGCGGGAGCGCGGCGAACGATGGGTCGAGTGCATGAAGCTGCTCCTCGCCTACGGCTACGGTCGACCCACCGAGCACATCGAGGCGACCGTGACGCATGAGGAAGCCGCGCCGAAACTGACGCTCGACGAGCTGCGCGAGGTGGCGCGCATGGGCATCCAGCAGCGCCTCGCGGCCGAGCACCAGGCCGACGATGACGACGACGACGAGCCCAGCTCCGCCCCGCATTGATGACGCGTCACTGAAGCGCGCCACCGATGCGCTCTGGCGAGCAGGCGACCTCACCTACAAGCTCGACGAGGGGCGCCCCTCCGGCCCACAGCGGCGCTTCTACAACAAGAGTCGGAAGTGCAACTCCAAGACGTTCGTCACCGAGGACGCGCGCCGCCTCGGCAAGACGTACGGACACGCCATCATCGGCTTCGAGCTCGCGCTCAAGAATCCCGGCCGCCGCATCAACTGGTGCCAGGACACCGCGAAGGGCGTGCGCGACATGGCGGTGCCCCTGTTCGAGAAAATAGCCAAGGACGCGCCGCCCGACTGCAAGCCGGAGTGGAAGGACAACCGCAGCGTCATGGCGTTCCCCAACGGCGCCTACATCTTCGTCTTCGGCGGCGATACCCAGGCGGACGCCGACAACGCGCGCGGTGGTGATGACCCCATCGCCAGCTTCGTCGACGAGGGCGGCTTCATCGCGCTGCTCAAGTACATCTACCGCAGCATCTTGAAGCCGGCGCACCGACGCGTGAAGCGCAGGGGCCACTTCGGGATGATTTTCATCGTCTCGTCCACGCCGGAGGACCTCGATCACTACTTCATCGAGTTGGCCGGCATCAACGAGGTGAAGGGCAGCTACATCCGCGAGGACATCTACGCGTCGGCGGACCCAGAGGCCTATATCGCGGAGGAAGCGCAGGACCTGGCACTCACCGTCGAGCAGTTCATGCGGACGGACGAGTTCAAGCGCGAGTTTCTCTGTCTCCGCGTCATCCGCAGCGACGTCGTCGTCTTCCCCGAGTTCACCGAGGCGAAGGACCGCAGCGAGCGCTCACTGGTTCAGGACTGGCCGCGGCCGCTGGGCTTTGAGCAGTACATCTACAAGCGAACAGGAGTGGACCCCGGCGGCATGAGAGACCCGACGGGCATCCTCTCTGGCTACGTCGACTTCACCAACGCGCGCATCGTCATCGAGGGCGAACGGCTCATGCCGCGGCCGAACACGAAAGACATCGCCGACGCCATCGTCGAGCTCGAGACGGAGCTCTGGGGGCCGCCGCCAGAGCCAACGCAGCCCGGGGAGACGCCACCGGACAGAGACCGCGTCTCGCGCCGGGTCGACGACGCCACCGGCCGCGTCACCCTGGACCTCTGGGAGATTCACAAACTCCGCTGCGAGCCGGCGGTGAAGAACGACCGCAACGCCAGCATCGGCCTCATCCGCACCTACCTGCTCAACGGAACGCTCGTCGTCCACCCGCGGTGCGTTCAACTCCTGCATCAACTGCAGTATGCGAAGAACAACGCCACGCGCACCGACTTCCTCCGCAACGACAAGGGGCACTGCGACCTCGCCGCGGCGCTGATGTACTTCGTGCGCGACTTGAACCTCATCACCAATCCCTATCCGGCGGACTTCGACCAGCTCACCGGCCGCGCGATGCCCGACAATCACGTCATCATGATTCGCCGGGAGGAGATGGGCGTCGGTCGCGATAAACAGGGTCTCGCCGCCGCGCTGCTCAGTGGGAACAGGTTCGTCCAGGGGCAGTTGAAGCGCCACCGCTGACGCTGGTACGGTGAAGGCACCGACGTTGCGAGACGGGCACCTACCTCGAAAGAGCCGGTGCGCTACCGAGCGCGAACGGACACCCGCCGTGACGGAGCTTTCGTGTCTGACGCCGCGCCTCTCGAGTTGCTGCCCTTCAATGATCCGCCCTCCATCGAGACATCGGTCCAGGAGCACCTGAACGTGGTGCACGAGATGCGTGAGATGCGCGAATCGCAGCGCATCTTGAACGAGAACCACCAGCGGCTCGCGGACGCCATCACCGTCGACCGGCTGTCGCTGGGCCGCATCGAGAAGCTGCTCTCCCGCGTCGCCCAACACCTGGGGGTCCGACATGGCTGAAGAACTGCCGCTGCCGCCACTGCCGAAGGCCGGACCGAAACCGCCGCGCCCCGCCGACGGCGACACGAACCCCGGCGTCGCGTCGACCGAGTACGTGAAGCGGAAGCTGCGCAACGCGAACCTGCTCACCCGCCTGGTCGGCGCCGCGGTGGCCGCGGCCGTCACCGCGGGTCTCGGCTTTTTCTTCAGCGCCCGCCACGAAGAGGTGAAGACGCAAGCGGCCCAGGTCGACGCCACGAGCCTCGAGCGGATGGTGAAGGTTGAGCAGCGGCTCGCAGACCACATCGACGCGGAGAACCAGCGCCACGCCGAGCTGCTCGACCGGCTCAATCACGGCGAGCGCATGCAGGCCACCATCGACGCGAAGCTCGACCTCGAGCTCGACCAGCACCACGTGCCGAAAGGCCGTCGCCCCTCGCCCGGTGACTTCGAGCCCGCGGGTCCGCCAGGAGAACGCCCTTGAGCGCGCTGCTGTTGTCCCGCGTCGACACCGCGCTGGCCTATCCGCTCTTCATGCAGCGCTTCGAGGCGATGCTCGACGACGCGATGCTGCAGGGCCGCGCCTACTGGTGCGTCGAGCTCTACCGCTCCTACGCGCGCTCCGACACCCTCTTCGCCCAGGGCCGTACCGCGCCGGGCCCCATCGTCACCAACGCCCGCGGCGGTCAGTCAGCGCACAACTTCGGCATCGCCGGCGACCTGGTGCTCGACGGCTACCTCGACCGCGCCGGACTGCAGCCCGATTACCGGCCGGCCTCCTACGACTTGCTCGGCGTGCTCGCGACGAAGCATGGCCTCGTCTGGGGCGGCAGCTGGCACTTCAAGGACCTCCCGCACGTCCAGGTCCCCGGCTTCATCACCGCCGACGACATGGCCCCGCTCCGCCGAGCCTTCGACGCCGGCGGGCTCCAGGCCGTCTGGGCGTACCTCGATCAGCACCTCACCTTCCCCGTCGCCGCTTGAAGGAGCACCACATGCGCCTGCCCACCATCTCGTTCTACGAAACCCCGCCCAACCTCGCCGACAAGGTCTTCTGGTTCGCCTGGCGCGTCTTCATGGGCCTGTCCCTCCTCGCCATCGTGCTGATGGCCGGCCTCGCCGGCGCCCAGTCGCCCGGGGTTCAGGGGGTGCCGCAGCCGGCCTGGCTCACCCTCGTGCTCGGGCTCGCGCCGTGGCTCATCGGCGCGGCCGTCGCGTTCCACCCGCTGCTGAAGCTCGGCGGACTGTTCCACGCACTGGCGAAGAAGCACACCGGCCTCGCGGCGGCGGCGCTCGAGGACCTGGGCATCGTTGCTGACGACGTCGACGCCTACGTCACCAAGAACGGCGGCTCGCTCAAGGACCTCACCGACCCGGCCAAGCGCGCCGCGGCCGAGGAGGCGCTCGTTGCCGACGCCAAGGTCGAGGCGAAGCAGGCCGTCGACGACGCTCTCGCGAGGGCGCTTCCTCATGGCTGACACCGGCACCGCGGGCGATGACGTCCTGAAGCTGCTGGAAGGAGCGATCGTCGGGTTCGCCACCGGCAAGGGCGTGTCGCTCTCGCCGGATCAGATCGGCAAGCTCGTCACCGACTGCGCGGCCTGGGTCGCGAAGGCCGTCACGACGAAGGTCACCGACAAAGCGGCCGCAGACGGTCAGGCGGCGGCGGACAAGATCACCACGCTCGAGCAGGCCGAGGCCGCTCAGGAGAAACTCTGATGCTCACGCTCGTCATGATCGTCGCCCTCTCGCAGTCGCCCGATGCACCGCTGCGGCACCAGTGCGGCACGGTGGAGCACAAGCCTGACGGCGGCGTGGATGCGACCGTGGCAGGCTGCGCGAACATCCTCAACGTCGGCACGCCCACCCCGTACGCTGGACTGCTGCTGGATGAGCAGGAAGACGTGCACCGCACCTCACGCGAAGAGGGAAAGACGGTCGAGCTGAAGGAGCTCAAGACCGGCAACTTCATCATGCCGCCCGGCGCCTACGTGGGCATCACGGGCGCTGCCGTCGGGGTGGCGATCGCGCTCACGCTGGCGCTGCTTGCCGGAACCGGGCACCTGAAGTAGATTCGCATCGTGCCGTGGAGCAGCGGTAGCTCGCTGGGCTCATAACCCAGAGGTCGCCGGTTCGAATCCGGCCGGCGCAAAGGAGGCAGCACATGCACTACAAGAACGGCCGCGAGGCGAAGAACGGCGACAAGGTGGTCTTCACCCCGATGTACACGAGCGGGGACGGCAAGATCGTCTACGGCTCTCCGATGATCGGCATCCTCTACGATGCCCAGGCCGGCAACGACCACTGCAACGGAAAGGTCGCGCCGATGAGCCCGGCCGACTCTTGCCCGAACCTGAAGGAGTGCCTGCACCTCGAGGACGTGCTCAAGGTGATCGCCGGCGACGTGCCCGACACCTCGAAGGCGGCCGACCCGATCCCCGCGCCGGCCGCGACCGCTCCGGGCTAAGCCTTCTTGAAGAGCGCCTCGGCCGAGCCGACCTGCTCTTCCTTTTGCATCACCTCGCGCACGGTCCGGTCGACCTCGCGGAAGTCGATGCCGTAGGCCTTGCAGAGTGCCTTGAGCCGCACGTTCGCCTCGTCCTCGGGCGTGTCCACCCAGCGCGCCGCGGTGAGTTCCACAAGCAGTCCGCGCAGTTCGGCGCCTGACATCTTCTGCAGCCGCGCCTGGAGCTGCTTCGGTGTCTCCAGCCCGCGGCGCTCGAGCACGATGTCCGGCGCCCCGTCGGTCAGGTCCGCGCTCACCATGAAGCGCAGGTCCTCCGGCCGCAGGTCCGCCTTCGTCTGCACCACATCGACCACGCGGCCCAGGGCGAAGCTACGCACCCGGTGCACCACCTTCTCCACCTGCTTGCGCGCGAACGCCTTCAGCCCCGTCTTGCGCTCCTTGGCCGTCTCCTCATCGAGCAGCCGCCTGAGCACCTGGCGCGCCTCGCCATGCGGCACCGGGTCACCGTACCGGTTCGGCTCGAGCCGCTGCACCGCCACCTCCTGGAGCCGCTCGCCCTTGAGCCGCGCCACGAGCAGCGCCGTCGCCGCCGTGAGGCGTCCCGCGGTGAACGCCTTGCGCGCCGCCGGCGCGAGCTCGAGCAACTTCACCCGTTCGTACACCGACGTCCGCGCCCGGCCCACCGAATCGGCCACGTCGTCGTAGGACATGCCGAGCAGGTGCAGCTGGTGAAACGCATCGGCCTCCTCGAGCGGGTGCAGGTCCTCGCGCTGCAGGTTCTCGATGAGCTGCACCTCGAGCGCTTCCTCATCGCTCAGCTCGCGCACCACCACCGGCACTTCCTTCAGGCCCGCTTTCTTCGCAGCGCGGAGGCGCCGGGCGCCGGCGACCACCTCAAAGCCCTCCTTCGTGTGTCGCACCACGAGCGGCTCGAGCACCTCGTGCTTCTTCATGCTGGCCACGAGCTCGGACAGGTCACCGAAGTGCTTGCGGGGGTTCGTCTTCGACTCGTGCAGTTCGCTCAGCGGAACGGTCTTGGTCGCCATGGCTGCCCTTCTAACTGCGCTCGGTGTGGGTGCGGATGTCGAACGCGTATGGTCACGTTCGAAAGTGACGTTCGATGGCTGCCTCGCCCTGGGCTAGCTGAGGTTCTTCACCACATCGGCGCGCTGCTGCTCGTAGTGCTTCAACTGCACGCGGAGTGCGGCCGCGTACTGTTCTCTGGTCATGTGGGGCTTGCTGACGTGACCCGCCTCGACGGCGGCGATCAGCTTCAGGTGCTTCTCGAGAATGCGGTCGAGCTCGCCGACCAGGTGCTCGCGCGCCTCGGCCAGCATCTGCTCTTCTTTTGCGGTCCGCTTCGGCCGCAGTTCAAGTTCATTCACGTGCTGCTTCTGCGCCATCGTCTTCCACCACTCATTCAGCGTGAGACCGGCCTCCTCGGCCGCGGCGCGGGCCATGTCGTCGACGCCGATGCTCACCCTGACTTTGTGCTCGCGCGCTGCATTGCGATCCTCCACCGGCAGCGGCGGCCGGCCGGGGTTCTCGTGTCGACGGTCTTTCTTCTTTCTCGCCATTGCCTCTTCCATGCCGAACGCCTCCGTTTGGGTCAAGCGCATTGGGATTGAGCCGGCCCCTTCCGGCTCTCACCCGATGCGCTCGACTCAGGCGGCCTTCATCCGGCGGAACTCCTCGGCGAGGTGCCAGAGCGCCTTGTTGAGGCGGGTGTCTTCGGTCACCGAGGCGACAGCGCGCACCCGGCGGCGCTTCCCCTCGGCCGTCGTGCCGCGCACGCCGCCGCGCACCAGGTTCTCCTGCACCCGGTTGAAGGTGGTCCACAGGTCGCCGCCCTTATCGTCGTAGCGGCGCGCGGTGAGCAGCGAGCGGGGGTCCGCCTGGACTTCGTCGCCCCAGCGGGCCACCGCGGCCGCACCGGCGAAGGCCTCCTGCTCGCCCGCGGTGAGCTGAACGGCGCGCATGCCGTTGATGGACTCGGAGAGCTTCGGCACGTCGGCCACCACCTTGAAGCTCGCGTCGATGATCTCCGCCGGCGTCACGTGCGCGTGGCGGATGGAGATTTTCGCGAAGGTGCTGTCAGCGACCACCATCCCGTTGCCGCAGACCAGGCGGAAGACGCCGGCGTGCAGCTGGAACGCGCTGGACGCGTCGTGCGAGTTGACCAGCACCAGCTCGGGGAAGACGTCGCCGACGTCGAGGCGCGCGTCCGAGTGGCGGAAGCGCACAACGTGGCGCTGCACACCGGCGCGGGTGATGTCCTTCGCCCTGCCCTGCGCCGCGAACATCGGCGCCCAGCCGGCGCCCTGGAGCGCGTCGACGACGCTCGAGGTGGGGACGAAGGAGTACTTCTCGGAGACGCTGGCGTGCGGCGCGGCGGCGAAGATGGCCGGGGCGGTGCGGGCGAGCTGCTCGGTGCTGAGGACGTTGCCAGAGGTACGGGTGATCATCGTGCGTTCTCCCTACGTGAGCCCAGCGCCGACAATCGGCACCGGGAACAACGAGGAAGGTGGGTGACGGGGCTTGAACCCGTATGCTCCCGCTAGAGAGCCACCGCTTCTAAGGCGGCTGCGTCTACCAATTCCGCCACACCCACCGTTTCCTCAGAGAGTCGTTTGCGCGACCCTCTATATATATAGTGTACCCAGATATATTATTTGGGCATTTCGGCGGGCATTTCCAGGGAAATATTTAGTGGGGACAGTTATTTACGCGTAAGCCGGCTTGGCAGAAAAATCGACCGTTGAAATCACTGGGGGTTTTATTTCTGTGTCCCCACAAATGTTTTCGGGTAGCGGGGCCCAGAAAGCCCAACCCCCGCACCGGGCACGATGTCCGGGCGGGGGTCAGGGGTGTGGCGGTCGGCCTTTCGGCCGGCCCTCTAGCGGGAGATCTGTATGGTGCTCTTGGGACGGACTGCCGTCAACTCTTCCTCTCGTGGAGTGCCGCCCTCAGCTCGGGCTCTTCCTCGGGCCAGAAGTGACCGGCGTACGGAAGTTCGCCATAGCCTCGACACTCTCCGCCCGTGGTGCAGTAGCCGGTCGCAGCCTCCAGCGGAACGGAGCGCCCACGCGGGGCCTTGCGGCGGCCGCAGACGGTGCAGTCGGGCATGGCCCAGCAGGCGACGGTGTGCTGGCTCATCGCGAGCCCCCGAGTTTCCCGTCGGCGAGCAGTCGGCTGATCGCAAACAGCACGCACTTGCAGCACGTGACGCGAGTCGGTCCGCTGACCTTGGTGGTCGGCAGCGGGCGGCGGTTGGAGTTGTGGCCGCACATGAACATGGGCGACGCCTTCCCGTTGAACATCGCGAGGTGCGTGCGCCCCGTCTTCGTGTTCTGCCAGACGATGTTCGCGACCACGCTGTATGGGTCGGGCATGCGCACCTTCAGTTCCTCGAACATCTTCCTTGTGTCGGGCGGCCACCAGTCACCTCCCGCAAAGAGCGTCATGGTGCTCATCGCGGTTGTTCCTTGGTGAGGGCGCGCACGGCGGCAGCCATCTCCGCCAGAAGGCGATCGTGGTTCGCCACGCGCAGCCCGAAGCCGGGCCCGCGGTCGAGCAGTTGCGCAGCCTCTTCGAGTGCTTCCTTGCGGACCCGGGCGTCGTGCTCGGCGAGCCACGCGGACACCTCCGCGTCCGTAGCCGTGTACGCCTGTTGCGCCAACTTCCCGCTCGCGTTCAGGGCATCGTCTGCGATGTTCTTCGCCTCGCGCATCGCGAGCCCGGCCTCTTCCTTGTACCGGTCGTCGTCCCATTCGTACGCGCCGCGCCCCTCGAGGATCCATGAGCGGCTGCGGATCTCTTTGATGATGCGGCTCAGCGCGGCGGCGAGGCCCGTGCGGTCGCGGTCGATGGCGTCCTTCAGCATCGCGATACGCGCCCGCAGCGACTCGGTCAGCGCCTTGTCGTGCTCGGCGAGGGCGGTGCCGGACTTGAAGGTGGCGAGAGCACGATGCCCCGGGCACATCTCGTCGGGAGGGTACTCGTCGCAGATCGTGCAGTTGTTCGGCTCGGCGTGGTCGAGCGCAAATCGCAGCGCTCCCGCTAACCGCTCTGCGGTGGCCTCGGCCTCCAACTGCGACAGCGCGCATTCCCGGGCCCTCCTCTCCCAATCGGTCGCATACGCGCGGGCTTGGTCGCGCATCCCCTGCATGCCCAACGCCTCCTCCTGTGCGGCGGCGAGCTGTTCGCGGAGGCGGGCGATCTGGTCGCACTGGGCCTCGTACGCGTCTCGCAGTGACTCCGTGGTGGGTATCGGCTTGGTGCTCATGGCCGTCCTCCGTGCCACCGCCGCATGTGCAGCGCGATGTTCACGATGCGCCGGCCGCACACCTTGCACTTCGGCTTTTTCTTCCAGACGACGAACAGGCGGCACGCATCACAGCGAAGCTGCTGGTGGGTCTTGGCCATCGCCCTGAACCAGTCTTGCCGCTCGAGGTAGCCGTCGGGGATGCCGGGCTGATGATGCTGCGCCGACTTCGGGCACATCGCTCCGGGCGCGCTCACGGCTTCCACTCCGGGTGCTTCGAGGTCATGTGCCGTCGCACGTTCTCGAACGAGCGGGTGCAGTGCGGGCAGACGCCGGCGGTGGCGCGTTTCCTCGCCTTCGTCACCGCGCCCTTGAGCGCGCGAGCGCTTGCCTCGGCGGTGGCGCGGCGCGCGCGCTCGGTCTCGAGCTGCTGCGCCTTCCACCGGAGATCAGCCGCGAGCCGATCCCGCTCCTTCTCGGCGGCGCTCGGCCCGTACCACCCGCCCGGCAGCTGACACGACGGGCAGCTGAATGACCCCTTCGAGCGCTGAAGTGCCTCGACGTGACCGTCTCCAAGGCCGAACACGAGGCCGCAGTTAGGGCAGGTGACCGCGACCAGCTTGGTGGTGATGTACTTCGCTTCGACGGTCGTCATGTCGTTCCTCCCAGTGCCTGGCGCAGCCGCTCGACCGCGCCGTTGTGGTCATCCACCTTCGGGTCCGTCAGGTACCGCAGCGCGTACTCGGCCGCCTCGCGCAGCTGCTGCACGTGCTCGTACGGCTTCGGCTTGTCGCGCAGCTTGTCGGCGGCCCAGCGCACCACGCCCTCGGCGCGGTACGTGGTCGGGGCGCCGCTCACCGTCGCGAGCTCGTACAGGGCGTCGGCGGGTACGTTCATGCCGCCCTCACGAGCTGAAACTTCGGGTATGGCAGTCCCTCGGGCATGCGGCGAGTCACCCGCCGATTCAGTCCCCAGCCGTAGCGGTGCTTGCCCGGGTGCCGTACGCGCCGCGCCACTTGCTCGAGCGCGCGATACAGCCAAGCGCCGCGATCGCCGCCGGAGTAGCGCTCCGCCCCGAACGCCTCGAGCTGGCCGCGCGCGTACACGAAGCCCCGTTCACCCTTGCGCACTTTGCCGGTGCTGCGATTCGCGAACACGGTGCCGTCCGGCAGCAGATACTCGGTCGCCCGGGATGAGAGGCCGCGATATCTCGCGTTGAACGCTTGGTAGATGTTCCCGATGTGGCCGCCGAACACCTGGCGGCCGTCGCTGCTTTGTCGCGGGTGCGGGTCCGAGAACGAGACGACGCCGGCGACGCCCAGTGCCCGCAGCTGTTCGAACGCCCGTGCCAGGAACCACGTCTCCCCGTTGGCCGCCACGTCGTCGAGCAGTACGAAACGCCCGAGTTCGAGCGAGTCCTTCCAGGCGTCGCCGAAAAGAGGCCGGAGTACGTGCGGCCACGTCACCGAGAAGACGGCGACGCCGACCAGGTCGCAGCGGCGGTAGAGGCCGAATCGGAACCGCGCGGCAGGGAAACTGCCCGAGTAGTGGTGCGCCTCGACGAATGCCTTCGCGGTCGTGTCGTCGCTGATCGAGCTGACGTCGAACGCTGACGTGTTGATGACCTCGCCCGCGGGTCGGTAGCTGTCGCGGCGTTCGCGCCAGCGTTGAGTGAGCGAGGAGATCACTTTCGCCTCCTGGCCAGCTCGCCCGTCTGCACCTGGCCGCAACGGTGGCAGGCCCAATAGAGGCTCCATGCCGGGTCGACGCCGGTGGACGGCAGATGCCGGCCGAGCCAGCAGAGGAAGCGGCCGATCACGGTTCGTCTCCGACCAGCCTCGTCGCGAGCCCGTTTGCCTCCGACGTCTTGTTGAACTTCGCGACGACGGCGTCCCACAGGTCGATACCCGTCGCGTTCGCGATGAGGCTCGAGCAGATGATGACGTCCGCCAGCTCGTCGGCCAGCTGCTCCTTCGTCGCGCGGCTGCCGCGAATCCCGAGACGCTCGCGCTCGAGCTTCTTGATGATGTTACACGCCTCGCCCGTCTCGCCGGCGAGCTCGTTCCCGCGGTAGGCCAGCGTGATGCGGTCGTCGCGGTCCCATTCCGCCTGGCGCGTCGCGTTCACCAGGGCCAGCTTCCGGAGCGCGTTCACTTTCGGCCGCCCTTCTTCACCGGCTTCTTCGCCGCCACCTTCTTCGCCTTGGCCTTCGCGACGGCCGGCGAGTCGAGCGGGTCCTTCTTCTTCGACGTCGCCCTCTTCACGTCCGCTTCGAACTTCTTCGAGCGCTCGGCCTGCTCTGCGAGGCCGGCCGCGAGCTTCATTTCCTTCTCGAGCTTCTTGACGTCGACGCCGAACTCGCCGGCGATGTCGTCGAAGCCGTCGCCGTTCATGTACCGCGGGCCGACGAGCGCCTCGAAGAGCAGCCCGACCAGCTGCGACGCCGACAGCGACCCGGTGGCCTTGAGCAGTTCCTTCTCGCTGAGGCGGCCGGGGCCGAGGTCCTTCCAGCCGCGGCGCTCCTGTACCTCCATCTCGTTGCCGGCGCCGAGAGCCTCGCGCACCATCAGCCGCAGCACCGCCGGCGTGGCGCCCTTCTTCTCCACCGCGGTGACCATCTTCGTCACCACAGCGCGGTCGACGAGTTCGTCGATGCTCGGCGGCGGCCGCACGTACTCGGCGGGCTTGCTTGTCTTCACCGCCTTGGCAGCCGCCGGCGTCGTGTTCTTCCTTCGCTCCTTGAAGACGCCGCCCTTCTTCAACTCGCGCGCGAGCCCGCTGCGCTCGAGCACCTTGCGCGGCGTCGCGCTGGCGTCGACGGCGACCAGGACGAGCTTTTTGAGCTGCTCGCTCGTCAGCAGGTCCTTGTAGGGCCGGTTCTGCGCGTCGTCGTGACAGAGCTCCGTCACCTCGACGTAGCCGGAGGCCGGGTCGACAGCGCCGGCGCCGCCGTTCCAGAAGAGGCCCTCAGCGTCGGCCGGCTTCATCATTTTGAAGCCCTGGGCCTCGACAGCCTGCGCGAAGCTGTTGTGCACCTTCTGCCGGTAGTCGGGCCCGGAGAGACACGCGTCTTTGTTCTTCACGTCCTCCAGCTCGGGGTGGTTCCGGACGCAGTTGGGGCATACCGCGCAGCTCTCGGCGACACAGGCGATGCCCTTCTTGTCCACCTCGAAGGGCGCCTTGCGCAGGTCGATGAGCAGCTCGCGCTCGAGCGCCGCGCACGCCTCCTTGAAGCTCAGCCCCTCGACGATGGAGAGGGCCTGCGGTTGCAGCGACTTCGCGTAGCTCGCCACGCGCTGGGCGGTGGACACCTCGATGCGCTCCTCGCCGAGCGCCTTGCGTCCCTCGTCGCCGAGCCTCAACAGCTGCAGCATCGCGTAGACCTGCGTGCGCTTGCGGCCCGAGCGCTCGCAGAGCTGCTCCATGGTGCGGCCCAGCTCGAGCTGCCACTCATACCCGCCGGCTACCTCGAGCGGCCGCAGCTCGGCGCGCTTCAGGTTCTCCTCGAGCTGGATGTCGGCCGCCTCGAGGTCCGTCTGGTTGCGGACGATGGCGGGGATGTCCTTGTGCCCGGCCGCCTTCGCAGCGCGCCAACGCCGCTCGCCGAAGACGATTCGGTGCTTGCCGCCGGCGACGGGCCGCACCTCGATGGGCTCGCGAACGCCGTGCAGCATCACTGAGCTGATGAGCTCGTTCATCGCCTCCTTCGGGAAGTCCTTGCGGGGGTTGTGGGGGTCCGGCTCGATGGCGTTGATGTCGAGCAGCTGCGAGGCGATGAACTTCGAGGGCGCGGTGAGGGCGACGGCAGCGGACATGGGTGCTCCGGGAATGAAGAGAAAGGGGATGGGAGAAACTGCCCGTGCTCGCCGGCATGACCTGTACGGGAGACCTGGCCGGCGAACACGGGGGACGGGGCCCAATGCCCCGCCCCTGGAACTTCACGACAACGAGAGGCCACCGGTTCGCGACGTCACCTGGTACTCCGAGCCTCGCGGCTCCCAGGCTTTCCCGTTCTTGCTACCCCGATGGTTACGGACGGGCTCCTCCGCCTCTCTGATCAAAACGGAACATCGCCGGGGTCCTTCACCGGCGCGCGCGGCGGCGAGCTGGGTGGCACGGCGCCATTCGCCTTCGGCGTGGCCGCGCTCTGGTCGAACGCGACGAGCTTCGCCCGCATCCGATCGGCGAATGCGGCTGCCTTGTCGACTGCGAGCGGCTCGCGCAGCCCGTTGCGGCCGACCGGGTTGACCCAGCGCACGCGCGCGCGCATCACCACATTGCCCTGCGCGTCGACGACGGGCTTCCCGTCCTTCTGTTGCGCCTCGGGCTCGATGACGAGCTCGACCTCGGTGGGCGCCGACACGGCCTTCTTCCAGTCGAGCAGCTCGACGGCGTTCGTACCCTTCCATCCGCAGGCACGGAGCGCCTTGATGGTCGAGTCCACCGTGCCGTCGGTGAAGTAACCGTACCAGGTGATGCGCTCGCCCTTCAGCTCCTCGGCGAGCAGCTCGAAGGAGACGGCCACCTCTTCCTTGCCAGTGCTCGTCTCACCAAGGCCGCCGTCAATGGGCACCGCCTTGTACTTCCCTCTCAGGTTGCTCAGATCCATGGCTCAGCTCTCTTTCGACTGCGTGTTCGGGTTGGGGTTGGACTGCGCGGCGATCGCCAGCTTGGCGATGCACCAGTTGTGGAGTTCAGCGAGCTTCTGCGCGTCGCTGCTGCCGACGCGCTCGAGCGCACCGAGGGCCTGCTTCTCGAGTTCGCTGCCGAGCTGCACGGCGCGGTGCTTGATGGCGTCGACGAACTCGTCGGGGGCCATTGGCTGGCCGAGGCGGGCGGCCTTCTCGAACTCCGTCCAGGACAGCGGGAGCTGCAGCGGCAGCCCGTAGCGGTCCTTCGCGTCGAACGCGGCCGTGCGCTGCGTGTAGAGCAGTCGCACGCCCGTCGAGACGCCGCGCACGCGCTTCGCTTTGTCGGCGACGGCGAACGTCTCGTAGTTGGCGAAGTAGACGCCCATCGCCCACTGGCGGAGCAGGCCGGCGGCCTTCTCGTTCAGTGAGAGGATGTAGCGATCGAAGTCGTCACCCTGCGGGTTCTTGAACGCCTTGATGAGGCTGTGGCCATTGAGGATGACGTGCATCCCCTTCTCTGCCTGCAGCCGCTCGAGCGCCCGCGCGAAGACGCGCCACTCGTCGAGCGCGGCGGTGTAGCCCTTGCCGTACCCGCCGCCGACGTCTTCGATGCTCGCCGCGTTCGCCCGGCGGCAGATTTCCCGCCAGATGAGCGGCTCCGCCTCCGTGAGCGTATCGACAATGAGCGACTCGAAGTCGTGCTTCTCCACTGTCAGGAGCCGCACGCCGTCGAGCACCTCCGCCCAGGTCGTCGCCGCCGGAAGCCTCGAGACGTCCATCGTCTCGGTGCCCTCCTCGGTGCCGAGAAAGATGGGCTTCGGCGCGTTGGCCCCGAACGTCGACTTGCCGATGCCGTCCGGGCCGTACAGGACGATGCGGCGGGGTCGCTTGATGCGCCCCTTGATGATGGCGTCGAGAGTCATCCGACTCAGCGGCGCGGACTGCTGCACTGCTCCGTTCATACTGCTCCTCCTTCTGGTTGCACTGCTCTCCTCCACACAGTCATCCCGGTCGTCGGTCGCGAGGATCGCTGCCGCGATGTCGGGAAAATTCACGCGGCCTTCTTCGGCTCGGCCAACTCGGGGTGAACCTCGTCGAGCTTGCGGAAGCGCGATGGGTCATCGAGCGACGCCGCCCCGGTGCACGCGTCGAAGTACGGGCACAGCTTCCCGTTGCGACGGCAGGCATCCGGGTTCCGCTGGGCGCGGCCGGCGAGCTCGTTCTCGCGCAACTCCTTCGCGGTACTCCAGATGTCGAAGCGCGCGTCCTTCAGTTCCTGCTCGAGCCGCACGACGGCCTCGCGGCCGTAGAACTTGTCGCCGTTGGTGCAGATGGCCTCGACGACGCGTGCGCGATACTCGTCGACCGTCTCGTCCCGCGTCTGGAGGACGAAGCCCTGGACCGCGTCGCTCGTCTGCCGCCACTTCCCCTGCTGCGTCTTCACGCGCTCGCCCTTGGCGTCGAGGACGATCTTGTTGCCGTGCTCGTCGAGCAGCGGCACCTGGCCGGGGCGCTGGAGCGGCTTGCCGAGCACGTCGTAGATTGCCGCATCAGCCTGCTCGCTGAGCGCCTCGCAGCCGTCGAAGTAGACGGAGACCTGCCCGTCCATCCGCAGGCACTGCCAGTAAACGGAGCCCGGTGACAGGTCGTCGGCCGAAGTCTTGTGCTCGATGAACTTCACGAGCCCGTCGCGCCTGTCGCGGACACGCACGTCGAGCTTCCCGCCGAGTCGCCAGGTACGGCTGGGTGCCCCGGTATCCGGATTGACGAGGTCAGTCTCGAAGCGCTCCTCGACGCCGAGCACCTCGTAGTAGGCGGCCTCCGACTCCCAGCGCGCGTGGTAGCCCATCACCATCGCTTCGGCTCGCGCGCGGTCGAATGGGTCGGCCTTCGCACCCTTCAGTGCCGCGAGCGCGTGGTTCGACCACTCCTCGGGAATGAGCCCGGCCTTCACCGCGAGCCACCACGCCTCGAGGGCCAGATGAATGAGTGTGCCGAAGAGCAGCTCCTCGGCCTCGACGGCGGGCACGTAGCCCAGCTCGTAGCGGATGCGGTGCTCGCGCTTGCAACGGCGCGCGACGCGGAGGCGCGAGGCCGTCAGGAGATTGCTTTTCATCGCCAGTCCTCCGAGAGGCCGAGATCGTCTCGGTCGTAGTCGTCGACGCGGTCGGCGATCCGGCGCTCGAGCCGCTTGATGTGCTCCGCGTGCTCGGCCTCGTCCTCGGCCGGCGTCGGGATGAAATTGTGGCAGTACGCGCACTCGCCCGCCGCGATGCCGGTCGGCGTGAGCTTCTTTCCGCAGCCGACGCACTTCATGGTCGCACCTCGATTCCGGACGTCCGGACAGCGATTCCGGACGTCCGGAAAGGCCTGGTCAGGTGGCTGAAGCGGTGCTTCATCTCCGCATTGAGCGCGCGCAGTGCCGCGAGCCACTTGTCGCCGCGGACGTGAAGCAGCGGGTCATTCCACTCGGTGGCGCGCCACGTCTCGTAGGCGGCGAACTCGTGGGAGCGGAGGAACTCGACGACGTCGAAGTCGGGGCTCATCAGCGCGACTCCGGGTGTGGCGAGGCCGTCCGGAAGCCGAGGCACAGCCGGCAGCGTTCGCCGTGGCTGCCCGCCTCGAAGTCGTGCGCGCGGTGCTGCATCGCCCGGCGCGCGTGGACGAGTCCTTCGACGTCGAGGGCGCAGTAGGTGTCCCAGGCGCGGGCGAGGCGAGCCTCGGCGGCGGCCCAGATTCCGCCGCGGTTCTTCGCCGCGAGCTGGTCGATGACGCCGTCGACCGCGAGCTGGAAGGAGCTGGCGAGCGTGCCGCCCGTGCTCTCCATGGCGGCCTCGAGCTGCTCGTCCGTCATCCATAGCGCGACGGCGCCAATGACGATGTGCGCCGCCTCCACGCGCTGCTCGAGGTGGAAGTCCTGCCCTTCGTCCGTTTCATCGTGCTGCTGTTCGCTGAAGCCCATTCGTTCGTCTCCCGTGTTGGTCAACGAGAGTATCGACATGGTGATTCAACATGTCAATCACTTTTTGATTCACAATCTGATTTGACTTTTGATTCCCGCATGGGCGAGACTGCCGTCATGCGAACCGCTACAGCTGTTCAGTTGTCCGGACCGACCGGGCCTGAAAGAGTCCCCTTCCGCGTGGCCGCCGGCATGGAAGAGGATGAGAATCCGACTGCGTCCGGCATTGAGCTGCTGAAGTCCGTTTCGGTTGATGTTTCGGCTGCAGATCTGAAGCTCGCCGAGCAGCTCTCCGAGTACCTCAACGCGTTGGCCGAGGAAGAGCTCGAGCTGGCCGATGAAGAGGGCGTGGAGATCGGCAAGCGACAGAGCCGGCGGAGCGTTCTCAAAGACGCACTGCACGCCGGGCTAACGAGGCGGATCAAGCTCATCACCCAGGAAGTCGGCGGCGACCCGCTTCCGGACGCGAAGGACTCGAAGGCGATGAAGGCCTACGCCAAGCGGGTTCTCGTGAAGGCCAACAAGCGCAGCTGAAGCCGAGTTTTCGGTCTTCACGAGGATCTACGTGCGCTTGCACTACCACCCGCCGAGGGCGTCAGACCCCTCCGCTATGTCGCTGGAGTCGTCTGCTCGACGGCAGCCGCTGGGGCTTGGTGCCCTGGCGTTCCAGCAGGGGAAAAGCCATGTCCGAGACGGGCACGGTACGCAGGACCGGCAAGCAGAAGCTCGCCGGGGCGAAGTCAGGAGAGCTGGTCACCGAGGCTCGAGCGGCCAAGGTGCTGGGCATCTCACGGAGGCGGTTGCTGATCGCCGTACGCACGGGGCTGGTCTTCAGCTTCTGGGCGCGAGGTCAGCGCTTCGTGATCTTGCCCTAATCGTCTCAGGGAGGGGTCCACGAGCAGGTGCTCTGATCGGCACCAGCGGGATAGCCGCCGCAGCAGCCGAACATGCTGTTGTAGTTACAGATCGCCAAGCAGTTGATGCCGTAGAACGGTGGCGGTCCAGCATTGTTGGAAACGGAGCATCCGGCATTGGCGTAGAGAGTGGCGATGCTCGCCGCGTGACTGACAGTGAAGTCGACCTGCGTGGTGCACGCTGGGTTCGTCTGACAGCCACTGCCGTTGAGGTAATAGGTGAAGGAAACGGTCCCGAAGGCGAGGCAGTTCGAGGCCCAGCAATGCTGGTCAGTCGCGCAGGCAGCACAAGCAACGCCACCGGCCCCGCACGCCTGATCGATTCCCGCATCGGCGCAGACTCCGTTCTGGCAACAACCGCCGCACGTGGTGTCGTCGCAAGTCAGGACGCACGCGCCGGCGGTGCACGTCTCACCAGCGCCGCATGCGACACAGTTGTTGCCGTCGTGGCCACACACGGCATGCGCACTGCCGACCTTGCAGACGCCAGCTTCGCAACACCCAGGGCAGCCAGGACAGGGAACGGTCCCTCCGCCTCCGCCTCCGCCTCCGCCTCCGCCTCCGCCTGCGGCGGATCCACCACCCTGCGCGGTGCCATTACCTCCGGTACTTCCGCCTCCCTGCGCATTTCCTCCGCCGGGAGCTGTGATGCAGCCGCCATTGCATACTTGCCCCTGCACACAGACGTCGCAGAGATTTCCTCCGCTCCCGCATATCTGCAGTGTGTCGCCGCGCTCACAGACGCCGCTGCTGCAGCAGCCGACACAGTTGGACGGTCTGCAGTCTGGTGCCGGTGGCGGTGGCGCCGAGCAGCCCACCAGCAGCCACACCCCCAGGAGCTTTCGCATCCCGCGGTTTTACTTGGCCGCCATGGACCTGCGACAGAGTACGTCCGTTCAGGGGATCTCGCGCTGACGGAGGGCCGCTCTTGAACGCGCTAACACCCAACATCCCCGACGCACTCTGGACCGTCGAGGACGTCGCCGCCTACCTGAAGACCTCGCGCAGCTGGGTCTACACGAAGGTCGCCGCCGGGGTGAACGCACTCCCCGCGATGCGCGTCGGCGGGCTGCTCCGCTTCAAGCCCGATGTCGTGCGCGCCTGGGCTGACGGTACGCTGCAGCCGTCGAACGTCGTGACGCTGAAGGGGCTGGTGCGCTGATGGGCGTCACGAGTCGCGGCGGCGTCTGGTACGTGAAGTGGCGGCGGGCCGACGGCAAGTGGGTCCGCAAGGCCACCACCGCGACGAAGAAGACCGAGGCGCAGGCGCTGCACGCCGAGCTCGTGCGCCAGTCGGAGCGTCAGCGCGCGGGGTTGGATCCGATGCCGCCCGAACTCGGCTACACGCTCTGGAAGCTCTGCGAGTGGTGGCTGGCGAACCACGTCTCCGCCCGCAGCCAGCGCCGCCAGCGCTCGCTGCTCGAACTCCACGTGAAGGCGCAGCCGCACGGCCAGCTCGGGCTGCGCCAGGTCGGCGCCGGCGTCCTCGACGAGTACTTCAACAAGCTCGAGCGCGACGGCTACGCGCCCCGCACCATCAACCTGCTGCGCGCGTACCTCATCAGCACCGTCGAACGCGCGAAGAAGGCGAACCTCTGGGCCGGCGACAACCCGGCGCGCAACACGAAGCGCCGCGAGGTGATGAACATCCCGCGGCCGACGCTGACGGCCGAAGAGGTCGACATCGTCATCCGCAACGTGCACCAGAGCTGGCGCGGCTGGTTCGCGACGGCGTGCTGGCTGGGACTGCGCAAGGGCGAGCTCGCCGGCCTGCGCAAGAGCGACTTCGACAAGGTCCGCCGCACGCTGACGGTGCAGCGCAGCTACGCGAACGAGGGCACCAAGGGGAAGCGCGTCGACGTGCTGCCGGTGTCCGACGCGCTCGCGCCGTACCTGGTCGACGCGCTGGCCTCGCCGGGGCAGTGGATGTTCCCGAACCCCGACGGGAAGATGCGCACCGAGAACTGCGGCCCCGAGGACATCTTGCGCCACGCGCTGAAGCGCGCCGGGCTCATCGAAGGCTGGCGCTACAGCTGCCGGCGCTGCCTGCATCGGAGCAAGAAGCCGGGCTCGACGGTGAAGCCGCACCAGGAGTTCCACACCGAAGAGGACACGCACCGCTGCCCGCAGTGCAGCATGCTGCTCTACCCGCACGCGGTGGTGCGCGAGATCAAGGCGCACGACATGCGGCACACCTGCGCGACGCTGCTGCTGAAGGCCGGCGTGCCCGTGCAGCACGTGCAGCGCATCATCCGGCACGCGAGCATCAAGATCACCGTCGACACCTACGGCCACCTGCTCACCGAGGACCTGCGCGCCGGGGTCGAAAAACTGGGTCCACAGCCGGTCCACACCACGAAGAAGCACCAGACCGCGTAGCGGAGGGGAAGCAAAACATGCAGACGAGACGACAACTTGGAGCGACAAAGACTCGGCCCGACGACAGGGGCCCTGCTCAGCGAATGTCGGCAGGTCCAGACGTCTGGACTTTGCCCCGGCATCCAGCGAACGCGAACCGGCGGGTTTTCCTCGGGTTGGACAACCTCCCAGCGTCCAGAACGTCACAGCCGTTCAGTGAGGGTGCGAAAAATTCCGGTCCCCAGCCGGTCCACGAGCGCGTCCTGCTCGCCTTTCTCTCGCCGCTGACGAGGGGCTGACCCCATGGCCAAGCACGAGGGGAAGAGCCCGCTCACGGCGCGGGAGCGGCGGATCTGGCGGGCAGGACTGCTCGCAGGTTCAGCACTGACCGCCAAGGCGCTCAACACCGCCATCGACCAGCACCTCGACCGCGTGCGCTTCCGCGGCGTCGAGGCCGAGCCGCCCGCGGACTTCAGCGACGAGCACCCGCTCGAGCGCCTCGAGGTGAGGCCGCAGCTGAAACGGAGGCGCACCGGATGAGCGGCTACCCGCGGTGGCTGCTGCTCGAGCTCGCCGTGGAAGCCGACTCTACCCCCCCCCCTA